CGCGCCGACTGGCGGACCACCACCTGCCGCTGGTCCAAGCGCAGGCGCCGTACGCCTGCGAGGTCGAGAACGCCTACCAGTGGGTCGCCCAGAAGATGGAGGCGCACGGCGCGCCGATCGACATCGACTACGCCCAGGAGTACCGCACCAAGTTCGAGCGGTACTGCGCCGAGGTCGAGACGTGGTGCCTCGCCGAATATAGCGTCAAGCCGGGCAGCAACCAGGCGGTGGTCAAGATCCTGTCCGAGGCCGGGTTCAAGTTCTCGAAGGCCACCAAGGCCGGCGCCGTCGCGCTGGACGCCGAGGTTCTCGAAGGTATCGACCACCCGCTCGCCCGCGCGGTGCTGAAGCGTCGCCAGCTGCAGAAGCTCGCCTCGACCTACCTGAGCTTCTACCTGGAGCACGTCCAGTCGGACGGCTGCGTCCACCCGACGCTGAACACGCTCGGCGCGCGGACCGGTCGCTGCTCGATGGATCACCCGAACCTGCAGAACCTGCCGCGCCGGTCCGAGTCCAACCCGGGCGCGACGGTCATCCGGAACTGCGTCCGGGCGCGACCCGGGTACACGCTGCTGATGTGTGACTTCGACCAGATCGAGATGCGCGGGCTCGCGATCATGTCCGAGGATCCGGGACTCATCGCGGCGTTCGCTGCGCCCGATGACTTCTTCGTCACGATCGCCCGCAACATCTTCTCGGACCCGGCGCTCGTCAAGTCCGATCCCCGCCGGCAGCCGACCAAGAACTCGATGTACGCCAAGATCTACGGCGCGGGACTCGCTAAGCAGGCCGTCACCGCGGGCGTCTCGATCGACCAGATGCGGTTCGTTAACGACCAGCTGAACGCCGCCTACCCGGGCGTCGAGCGGTTCTCGCGCCAAACGTTCGACGAAGCGATGCAACGTAAGCAGTCCGACAGTCTCGGCTGGACCGAGTGCCCGCTGAGCGGACGGCGTCACTACGCCGATCCGGGTAAGGAATACGCGCTGGTCAACTATAAGATCCAAGGGTGGGCCGCGTTCCTGTTCAAGCTGAAGCAGCTCGAACTCGACGCCGCCGGGCTCGGCGAATACATGGTCGCACCGGTGCACGACGAAATCATCCTCGAGGTACCCGACCCGGAGCTCGAGGACGCCGTCCATACCCTGCGTAAGATCATGAACGACTACCAGTCGTTCCCCGTGCCGATCACCGCCAGCGTCTCGTACGGCGAACGCTGGGGAGAGAAAATGGGTTGGGAATGACGACTAAGGTCTGCACAACTTGCAAAGAAGAAAAACCCGTTGAAAAGTTTAACCCTGATTCGAGATATAAATCAGGTTATCGTTCTCAGTGTGATCAATGTCGATATGATCGACAGTGGCGGGTACGTTTAGGCGGTCTACTTCGCAATAAGTACGGCATCACAATTGATCAATATGAAGAAATGAATAAGCAACAGCAGTATGTCTGCGCTATTTGTTTCAGATCTGAACGTCGACGAAATCGTAAGAAAAACCCTCTTCACGTACATCGCCAAGATCAACCACAACGATTAGCAGTAGATCATGATCACAATACAGGTAAGGTACGTGGGTTGCTGTGCCAAAGCTGCAATACAGCATTAGGTACACTTGATCATGATGTGAAACTTCTTCAAGCAGCTATCGATTACTTGAGGAAGAGTTGATTAAAGTGATCATCGTCGGGGTCGACCCGGGTAAGGTCACCGGCCTGGCGGTCTGGTGCGACGGCTGCGGTATGAGCCATCCAGAGCGACCGGACACGGCGGAGGTTGAATCTTCAACAGCCGTCGGGGCGGTGCTGTACCGGATGCTCGCCGAGCACGGGAGCGCCCGCGCGAACCTGATCGCGATCGAGAGGTTCGTACAGAGCTCCCGCAAGACGCGCCAGCCCCACGCGCTGCAGGTCACCGGCGAAATCGGCGCGCTGGCCGCCAACCTCGGCATCAAGGTGGTCTACCAATCGCCCGGCCCGTCCGTTAAGATCGCATCCAACCAGCGGCTGCGCGAGCTCGGCTGGTACGTATACAGTCGTGACCAGCACGCCAATGCGGCGCAGCGTCACGTGTTGCTCGCCGTGGCGTCGTTCTTTCCGGACACCTTCGCTAAGCTGACGGGACTGTAGTAAGATCAAGGTAAGCGAGATGGAGAACGAGTGGCGCACGCGGACATCGTCGACGGTCGGATAGTCGTCCAGACGCACTGGAACGAAAAGGAACTCGTTAAGCGAATTCCCGGCGTTCGGTGGGATGCGACTAAACGCCTGTGGACGCTGCCGATCTCGTGGGCCGCCGGTGTCCAGCTCAGCGGCGTCTTTCGCGACCAGATAACCTACGGTGAGGCGTTGCGTGCGTGGGCGGTCGAGGAACGTAGAAAGCGAATCGAGCCGGCACTTCGACTTCGGGAGCTAACTGATGATGCGACCCTGTGAGAGGTGCAGCATACCATTCCACGTTAGTGAACGAAACAAGGCTCACGTGAAGAAACGATTCTGTTCACGGCAGTGTTGGCTTCTTACATACAACACGGTCGGTGCCGAGCACTCCCGTAAAGGTGCCGCGATCGCAGGCGCGGCTAACATCACTCGTCTTCGCGGTATTGGATCTTCATATGTCAAGGAGTATGGACGGCATCAACACCGTGTAGTTGCCGAGCAAGTGCTCGGACGAACTCTTCAATCCGGTGAGGTAGTACACCACCGTGATCGTAATCGAAAGAACAACGACCCGTCGAACCTCGAAGTAACAACCCAATCTGAACACATCCGTGAACATCTTCCTATGATGCTTCAGGCACGTAGGGAGAAACATGGATACTGATCCTAAGCTATTCCCATATCAGCGTGTCGACGCCGCCTTTCTTGTCGTCTCGGGTAGTGCACTTCTCGGAAACGAGATGGGACTCGGCAAGAGTGCATCCACACTTGAGGCAATTCGCCTACAGGACGGATTACCGGCCGTCATTATCTGTCCCAACTCTACGAAGTTTAACTGGGCCCGTGAGGCCGCCACCTGGCTACCGTGGGCTACGCCGTACGTCGTCGACGGCTCGGCCGCCAACCGCGTGAAGATCTTGAAGCAGGCCGCGGACGACCCATCGGCGCTGGTGATCATCAACATCGAGGCCGCTCGATCGCACTCGCGGCTGGCCGGGTTCGGCTCCGTCCGCCTGGCGGCGTGCCCGGACTGCGGCGGCCGCGACCCGCGGACGACGCCAAACCGCTGTGAGGCCCACCCGCGGGAACTCAACACGATCCCGTTCCGGACGGTGATCGTCGACGAGGCTCACCGGATCAAGGACCCACACGCTAAGCAGACCCGCGCATGTTGGGCGATCGGCCAGGGCGCGCACGTCCAGATTCGTTACGCGCTGACCGGCACGCCGATCGCCAACGACCCGTCGGACCTGTGGTCGATCATGCACTTCGTCTGGCCGGACGAGTATCCCCGCAAGTCGGCATTCGTCGACCGGTACTGCCTACTCGCGTGGGGCACGTACGGCGGCATCGACGTCAAGGGCATCAACCCGGAGCACCGCGAGGAGTTCTATAAGATCTTCGACCCGCGGTTCCGCCGGATGCCGAAGGCGCTCGTACTGCCGCAGCTGCCGCCGAAGGTCTACACGACCCGCCAGGTCGACCTGACGCCGAAGCAGGCCAAGGCCTACCGCGAGATCGCCGATACGCTGGTGACCCGCCTGCCGGACGGCAGCCTGATGGTCGCCAAGGACGACCTGGTCGCGCAGACCCGGCTGCTGCAGTTCTCCTCGGCCACGATGCAGTCGACCCCGGACGGGTTCCGCATGTGCGACCCGTCGCCGAAGGTCGACGCGCTGGTCGAGATCTGGGAGGAACGCGGCGGCCGACCGTTCGTCGCCTGCGCCGAGCACCGCCAGCTGGTCGACCTGGCGGCGCAGCGCTTCGACAAGTTGAAGATCTCGTACGGCCGGATCACCGGCGGCCAGCAACCCTGGGAGCGCGACTCGATCCTGAACGATTTCCAGAACGGCAAGCTCGACGTGCTGCTGTTCACCCTGAAGGCGGGCGGTACCGGGTTGACGATGACCGCCTCGGACCTGATAGTTTTCCTTCAGAGATCTTGGTCGATGATCGACAACCGGCAGGCCGAGGACCGCGTGCACCGTATCGGCTCCGAGATCCACGAGTCCATCCAGGTCGTTCACCTGATCGCCCACGGCACCGTCGAGGAGGACCAGGTTGAGCGACTGGTCGAGAAGTCGCTGCGGCTCGACGAGATCACCCGCGACCGGCAGCGACTCGCCGCGGCCGGACTGTCCACGGCCGAGCTCGACCTCGAGGCCGAGCAGATACTTACCAGCAACCTAGGAGATGCAGCGTGAACGACGAAGACTACAAGATCAAGGCGTGTCGACTGGTGTTCGAGTACATCAAGACGCGGCTCGAAAAGACCGATAAGCACGTAACATTCGCACAGGACGAGGTATACATCGTCTGGTTCTGCAAGACGCTGCAGAACTGGAAGGCACTTATCTCCACCACACTTCCGGATGGCATGTACTACGAGGTCACATACAACGGTGACCGTCGTGAATCATACATCGACGCCTATAAGAAGTTCGATAACGTCTGTGTGGTCGATGAGTGACGATCGTCGACGGCGTACGACTGGTCTCCAACTCGGAGGTCCAAACCTTCAGGGACTGCCCGCGTCGCTGGTGGCTCGCGTGGTACCGCGGCCTCACCCCGCGGACGGCCGACGTGAAGTCACCAGCGGCGACGGGTACCCGCATCCACGTCGCCCTGGCCTCCTACTACGTGCCGGAGGGCGAGGCCCCGGCGGATCCGCTGCAGACGCTGGACCGCGTGCAACGCGAGGACCTGGCGGCGTTCGAGACGCAGATTCCGACGCAGTTCACCGAGGACGGCTGGTGGCCGGGCAGCGAGAAGGTCTACGAGCTCGAACGGTCGGCGTTGCAGTCCCAGTTCGATCTGGAACACGCTATGATCGAGGGCTACGTGCAGTGGCTCGCCGAGAGCGGCGCCGACGAGGACATCGAGGTCATCGCGCCCGAGGCCTACGTCGAGGCAACCCTGTTTGAGGATAGCGCATTCGGTGGACACGTTAAGTTGATCGGTAAGCTCGATGCGCGCGTACGAAGCCGCACCACCGGACGTCGTAAGTTCATTGATCATAAAACCGTCGGCTCGCTAATTGACCCGATGCTCGGACTCAACCAGCAGATGATCCACTATCAGGTCATCGAGTGGCTCAATACCGAGGAAGGTGAAGCTCGCTGCGACGGCGCGCTGTACAACATGCTGCGTAAGGTAAAGCGCACCCGCGCCGCTCGACCACCCTTCTACAACCGCACGCCGATCGATCACAACATTCACGAGCTTGAGTCGCACATCGCGCGTATGCGTCACTTCCTGTGGCAGGTCGACTTTGCGGAGGTCGACATGGAACGAGGAGAAGATCATCATTACGTCGTACCACCGCGACCGTCACGCGACTGTGTCTGGAAGTGTCAGTTCTTCAAGGTATGCCGCATGTTCGACGACGGCTCCCGGGTCGAGGACGCGGTCGAGGCGCTGTACGAGAAGCGGGATCCGCTCAGCTACTACGGTGGGAGGCACATCATTGACCACGAGTGACGACACGCTGTCGATGCTGGTGTACGGCTCGTCGAAGGCCGGCAAGTCGACGCTGACGAGCACCGTGCCGCTGCCGGCGATGGTGATGGACGCGGAGGGTTCGTGGAAGTTCATCGACGAGGCTGGGTTCCGCTCCGGCGTCAAGCTGCGTAAGCGCGCCTGGGATCCGAACCAGGAGCCGCTGCCGGACTACGACGGCACGTGGGACGTCCTCCACGTCAAGGTCACGTCGTGGCTGGCGATGCAGCAGTGCTACGTCGCCCTGACGCAGCAGGAGCACCGGTTCGCGTCGCTGGTGCTCGACTCGATCACCGAGGTGCAGCGGCGCTGTAAGCGCAACATCGCGCCCGCGTCGACCCAGATGCAGCAGCAGCACTGGGGCCAGCTGCTCGACCAGATGGACGGACTGATCCGCGGCTACCGGGATCTGACGCTGCTGCCGAACACGATCCGGTGCGTCGTCTTCGTGTCGGAGATGGCGATGAAGGACGGCAAGTGGCGCCCGTACATGCAGGGCCAGATCCGCGACACGCTGCCGTACTGGGTTGACGTCTGCGGCTACCTGTACACCGAGTTCGTTACCGACCCGACGACGGGTGCCGTCACCGAGAAGCAGAAGCGACTGCTGATCGGCCCCCACCCGCAGTACGAGGCCGGCGAGCGCGTCGGCGGCCGCCTACCCGACACCGTAGAAGATCCCAACATCTCGAGGATGCTAGAACAGATCTACCCGCCGAACCGCTAGGAGCCGCACGTGTCCGACAGCATCATCAACTGGTCCGATCTTCACAAGGACGCCATCACCGTTCTCACGGGCGACTTCCCGGTCGTCGTCACCTCCGCGACCGCCTCACAGTCGTCAACCGGTAAACCCATGATCAAGGCCACGCTGAAGATCGAGTCGGGTACGTTCGCCGGCCGAACGTTGTTCAACAACTTCAACGTGACGGCCGACAACCCGTCGGCGATGCGCATCTTCTTCGGCCAGATGTCCGTGCTCGGCCTCAACACGGCGTTCTGGAACTCCAACCCGACGCTGGAGCAGGTTGCCGCGGCGCTGGTCGGCCGCCGGGCGGTCGTCACCGTCGGCAGCCGCCAGTGGCAGGGCACCGACCGGGAGCAGATCGAGAACTGGAAGCCCGCGGTCGGCGGCCCCGGCGGAGGCGGCCAAGGAGCGCTCGGCGGGTTTTCAACCGGTCCGACAGCTACGCCCCAGGCCGCCGTGCGGGAACCCGTCGCCGTCCAGCCGTCGACGCCCGCGCCCGCAGATCCGTTCGCCTAGAGCTGGGCAAGATACCGGGAACGTAGTAGGATGGCGGGCGTAGGTCCCGCCATATCGCGAGGGAGATCGAGTGCGAAAACGTATAGGTTACGCGAAGCTCGGCCGTTCGATGCCGCTGAGACTGGAGAACTGCGGCAGCCTCGGCGGCGACACCGAGATGGTGCCGACGCTGAAGCTGCTCGCTGAGCGGCACCCGGACGTCGACTTCGTGCTGATCGGTCGCAACTCCGGCGAGCACCGCGCGGACGTCGGACTGCCCGACAACGTCGTCAATCCGTGGACATCGTGGGCACCCGAGGTTCGCCGTCGGATCAACGAGCGCGGACTGAACTACCAAAACCTAACGATCGAGGATCACCTGAAGCTGCGCGACCTACTGGACGCAGTGACGGGTGACACGATCGCGGACCTGGACGGAATCGTCATGTGGCTCGGCCAACACGGCACGACCAACTCGCCACTTCTGTCGATTAAGGATCGGTCGAAGCTAACCAAGCCGTACGACTGGGCGAACCTGTACGGTTCGTACCTGCTGCGGGGCATCAACCGGTGGCGCGACGCAGATCCCATCGCGCGGGAGGAGGTGCTGCTCAACGCCGACGCCCGCAACTACGTCAAGTACCGCGACGGTAAGTGGCCGTGGCGGCACCCGGTGCTCGCGCAGTACAACCAGTGGAACAACGTCAAGCACGAACGTGGCGGCGATCCAAATCACGAAGCTTTTAAGCGGTTTGCGACTGACGAAGACCTTAAAGTTGCCGAAAATATGGGCTGGATCGAACACGGCAACGTCTGGACCGCCAAGTCGCGCAGCATCTACGCCCGATTGGAAGTCTCGTCGCTGGTGCCGGGTACGCCGTTCGGCGATACGGTCAAGTTCAGCGACGACTTCAACCGGCCGTACAACTTCGGGGTCGTCGTCAATGAGACGCGCCGCCAGGTCAACCCGGCGAAGGCCCGCGTCAACGTGCTCAAGAAGTGGGTGCTGCCGCTGGATCCGGACTTCGTCTACGGCCACTGGTCGGCCGACTCGATCGGCGTCCTGGGCCGCCGGATCGACCCGATTCCGATCGCCGAGTACCCGCGGCTGCTGCACCGCGTCCGGGCGACGATCACGCTGCCGGCGTCGGGTTCCGGCTGGGCCACCGCGAAGCCGTGGGAGGCGTTCGCCGCCGGCGTCGTCTGCTTCTTCCACCCAGACTACGACGACCAGAACCACGTTCTCGGCGACGCGCCGGCGGAGCTGCGCGACTTCCTGCGCGTTCGAACGCCGCAGGAGCTTCAGCGACGCCTGGCGACGGCGACTCGAGACGAGGAAACCTGGCGGTGGGTCGTCAACCTGCAGCGCGCGCACTTCGAGCGCGCGGTGGAGGAGCTGCGCTACCTGAAGCTGATCGAGGAGAGGCTCGGACTGTGAGCAACGTGCCGCGCGGCGCCTCGGCTGCGGTGATCGTTATCGAGGACGACAAGGTGACCAAGCTGGACACGGCGGCAACCGGTACCCGCGTCCGCCAGCAGGGCCTGTGGCTACGCGACTACCCGAACAACCACCTGCCGCAGGTCAAGCACGTCACCTCGGGCGGTTACGAGATGAACCGGCTCCACGACGTCGACCTGTCCGAGTTTCTGGACGACCCGATGCACCTGCTCGAGGAGTGCTGGCGGATCTACCGTAAGATCAGTCACTCGCTTCAGACGCCGCACCGCCAGTGGGCCCGCAACCCGTTCGTCGCGCTGAACGAGCGCGTCCTCGACCGGTACGTCGTCGACCTGTGCCTGCCACTCGGCGCGTACGCCGCGCTGACGCGGCTGCACGAGCTCCGTTCGGAGGTCGTCTGGCCGGTGCAGCTGGTGTGGACGCACGGCGATCCGATCCTCGACAACGTCATGCGCGACGACGGGGGTCACGTCGTGTTCGTCGACGCGATTCCGCCGTGTCCGGCGCTGCCGAGCCTCGACGTGGTCGACTTCGGCCGGTTCATCCAGTCCGCCGCCGGGTACGAACAGATCCGGTACGCGGGCGCGGCGCCGAAGCGGGACGTGATCGTCGATCGGATATCGACGGTGCTGAACTGGATCGCCCAGGGCGATCCGTACTCGGGCTTCAACGTCGACCAGGTCCGGGCGTCGCTGTTTTACTCGGTGATTCACATGCTGCGCGGCGCGCGCACCTGCCGGGACGCGGACGACCAAGCGACGATGATCTCGGTGGCGACCGGTGTGCTGCTGGAGGAGCTGAACACGTGGATGCTGTAATCCTCGCCGCGGGACGCGGCACCCGGGTCGGCGAGCTGGCGCCGCCGTTCTTTAAGTCGCTGCTGCCGATCGACGGCATTCCGCTGGTCTGCCGGGCGTACGACCTGGCGCGCGAGGTCAACGTCGCCGAACCGGTGGTCGTCGTCGCGCCCGAGAACGCGGCCGCGATCGACGCGGCGCTCGGCCCGAACCGCGATGCGACGCTGATCGTCCAGCGACAGCCGTACGGACCCGGGCACGCGCTCGCGCTCGGCCTGCGGGTATCCGGTCGATCGAAGCGCGTGCTGGTGCTCCTCAGCGACAACGTGTCGACCGTCGAGGACGTGCTCGCGGTATCGGCGCACGAGACGGCCGTCGGCGTCAAGGAGTTCAACCGCGACGACGCGCTGCGATTTACATGGCTCGTCGACGGCGCGGTTCAGCCGAGGTGGATCGAGAGCAAGGATCGTCGGCCGTACCTCAACCGGACGACCGAGACCGTTACCTGCTGGGTCGGGCCGTTCGTCGGCTGGCGTCCCCGCATGGAGACTGTTCTGCAAAATCTACTGGACGACTTCGATCCGAACCTCGGCGAGCTGCTGATCGGTCCGTACCTGAACATGTTTATGCTCGACGAGAAGAACGTGACGGTGCCCGTGTCGTCGTACGACGTCGGAACCGTCGAGGCCTACCAGGGAGTGACTAAGTGAGTGAACCGCGAAAAGTGTTTGAGGCATCCGGATCCGGCGCCGCCGGCGTAGTCGCGTTGATCGCGTTCTTCGTCGTGGTCGCGGCCGTCGTCATCGGCGTGTGCTGGGCCGGCGCGTGGATGGTGGTGAATACCCGATGAACGACCGTCTCGCCGAGATGTTCGAGCTGCAGTCGAAGCTGCAGTTCCAGTCGTACGGCCGCGTGCCGCAGCGTATGCTACCCGGGGAGCGGATTCAGTACGTCAAGGACATGGTGCTTGCCGCGACGGTCGAGCTCGGCGAGGCGCTGGACGAAACCCAGTGGAAGCCGTGGGCGCTGGGTTCCAACCGGATCAATGTCGATGCGTACGTCGGCGAGCTGGTCGACGCGTGGCACTTCCTAATGAACCTACTGCTCGCCACCGGCCTTACGCCCGAGGCGGCCGCGGATCGGCTGTACGAGGGCTACCTGACCAAGCGCGGCGTCAACGAACGACGCGCCGCCGAGGGATATGACGCGGTCTCGACGAAGTGTCCACGGTGTAAACGTGTCCTAGATGACCCGGCGGTAAGGTGTAACACCACACGCATTGATAAACCGCCACATCCGACCGTCGACGGTTGGTGTGAACAAGAGCAGAAGTTCTACTACTGGATCACGACGGTCGGTGATTCGGGTAAAATCGATCGTCGAATAACGATCGTACCCGAAGACCAACTTGAACGAATCGTGATACAGTAACCTGGTGATATATACTGCCGTCGATTGCCAGGGATTCGCGGGCGGCTTTACACTCGGCGTGGTGCAGGCCGGCTTTCAACTGATCGGTAAGCGCGAGATGAGGGGTGGCTTCGGCGTCGCCAACTGCGAGGCCAACCGTCACCTACTCGGCGACGACTGGTCGTCGGAGACCGTCGAACCGGAGGCGTGGTCGGCGCCGAACGCGGACCTGGTGTTCGGCAACCCGCCGTGCTCGGGCTTCTCCGTGCTGTCGTCGAAGCAGTTCCGCGGCGTCGACTCAAAGATCAACACCTGCATGTGGGCGTTCGCCGAGTACGCGGCGCGCGTCCGACCCCAGATCGCGATCTTCGAGTCCGTCCAGCTAGCGTTCACGCAGGGCCGCTCGCTGATGCAGGCGCTGCGCGCGCGGCTCGAGGAGCTGACCGGCGACAAGTGGGCACTCCACCACGTGCTCCACAACGCGTACTCCGTCGGCGGTCCCGCCCAGCGCCGGCGCTACTTCTGGGTCGCCTCCCGCGTGCCGTTCGGCGTCGAGCGGCCGCAGCCCGACCGGCTGCCGGTCCTGCGCGACGTAATCGGCGACCTAGCCACGCTCGACGAGCCGTGCTGGGCGCCGCAGCTGTACTGGGACTCGAAGCCGTCGTGGTACGCTGAACAGCTACGCTCGCCCATCGGGCGCGTCGACGGGCACGTCGCGCTGAACAATCCGAACACGCGCCGGACGCGCGAACTGCTTAACGAAATCGACTGGCACCCGGGCGAGCACGCGCAGAAGGTAACGCGCCGGTACTTCGACCTGCACGGCGACCTGCCGTCGTCGTGGTCGCACCTGGTCGACAAGCTGAAGGGACAGGACTTCTTCCAGGGGTACAACACCCCAACGATGTGGAACCCGGACGGCCCGGCGCGCGTCATCACCGGCGCCGGCATGCTGAACGGCGTCCACTGGCAGCTGCGCCGAACATTCACGCACCGCGAGGCCGCGCGGATCCTCGGCTTCCCCGACGACTGGAAAATCGAGCCGCTGCGCCGCGTCTCGGGCCTGTTCATGACCTGGGGAAAGGGCATCACCGTCGACTGCGGCCGGTGGATCGCCACGTGGGCGTCGCGCGCCCTGTCGGGCGATCCCGGCTCGTACGTCGGCGATCCGATCAGCGACGACGAGTGGCTGATCGACGTCACGAACGACTGGAAGACCGCGCTCACCCGGTGTGATACCGTAGAACATAGTGAAGTAAAGGTAACGAGGAGAACAATCGTGACTGAAGCACCGACAATCGAGGCGACTCCACGGCGCGGCCGTCCGCGGCCGCAGGAAACCCAGGACCGGGATGCGCAGGTTCTCGCCGCGATCGGCCCCGAGCCCGCAACCCGCGAGGCGCTCGTCCAGAAGACGGGCATCGATCCGAAGCTCGTCTACCTGAGCCTGTACCGGCTGCGCCGGGACGGCTTGGTCGAGAGGCGCCGTGAGAACGGCGCGCACGTGTGGGCGCAGACCGCGCCGAGCGACGGCTAAAAGTTCAAACGGGGACGCAGTCGTGCCCGCCGAATTCGCGGTCGTCATCACCGCGGTCGCGACCGCGATCACCGCCGTGGGTGGTCTCGTCCTCGCGGTCAGCGTACTCATTCCGACGCTGCGCGCCACCCGCCAGGCGGTCGCCAACGTCGCCGAGGTTCACACGATGGTCAACCAGCAGCGTACGGACATGCTGCGCTACAACGAGGACCTCGTGAACGCGCTCAACTCCGCCGGCGTTGCGGTGCCGACGGATCGGAGTCTGCGGCTGCCGCCGAAACCCGAGAGGGGATCAACGTGAGTATAAATTGGCCCGATGACGACGTTCCTCCCGTGACGGTGGAGGAGCTGGACGCCGCCGACGATCGAGACGGTATCGAGGGATCGCGGGACGACGACCAGCCGCAGTTCGTTCTCGTCGACGACGACGTTCACTACGACGAACCGGACGAACCGCTGGTAGGACGCGAGTTCTACGAAGAGACCGGGGAAGACTAGTGATCACCGGCGGGCTGGAAGGTGTCGACTACGCGTTTCCGCCGCGTCCGGATTTGGCCGAACTGCGCAGGCTCGGTAAGCAGTTCATCGTCCGCTACGGCGGACCGGGCTCGCTAGACAAGCAGCTCGATCCCGCCGAGGCCGCCGAGGCGACCCGGCTCGGCCTCGGCATCGTCGCCAACGCGGAGGGCTCGGCGGACGGTCTGCTTAGCGGGTTCAACGTCGGTGTATCGTGGGCCCGGTCGGCCGAGGCGCGGTTCAAGCTGTGCGGCATGCCGTCCGGTCGGCCGATCTACTTCTCGCTCGACGTGAACTGCACGAGCGCGCAGTGGCCGGCCGCGCGCGAGGGCCTGCGCGGCTGCGCCTCGGTCGTCGGCCTCGACCGCGTCGGGCTGTACGGCCACTTCAACGCGATGCGCTGGGCCCGCCGCGACGACGCCGCGCGCTGGTTCTGGCAGACGTACGCCTGGTCCGGCGGCCAGTGGGCCGCCGGCAATCACATCGAACAGTACCGCAACGGCGTCGTCCTCGCCGGCGCGGACTGCGACCTGAACCGCGCGATCCCGGGCGACTTCGGCCAGTGGACCGTCGGAGGAGCGGGAGGAACACGAGTCATGTTCAGTCAAAACTCCAAGGTGACGGCCCCCGACCCGGCGACCGGTGAGGTGTACCCGTCGAAGGGCGCGCAGGTCGTCCTGATGCAGAAGCTGGTCAACCGCGTACCCGCGGTGACGCCGAAGGTAAACCCCGACGGCGGTCACGGCCCGCTGACGTCGGCGGCGCTCGTCCAGGCGACGGGGCTCAACGGTGACTGGTACGGACCCGACCAGTACGCCGCGCTGTACGACCAGGTCTTCGGCGGCGCCGGCGAGCCGGGCCCGCCCGGTCCTCCCGGCGCGCCGGGTAAGACCCCGACGAAGGTTCGGATCGAGCTCGAAGCCGACGTCGTGGAGGTTGAGTAGGATGCCGAGGTGGGTCAAGGAGATCGCCAAGGCCCTCAGCGGCGGCGCCCTGTCGGGCATCGCCGCGGCGACGACCGCGCTCGTCGGCGACGGCGTGATCGACCGGATCGAGTGGCTGACGATCGCGGCCGCGGCGATCGGGGCCGGCTACGGCGTCTGGCAGACTCCCGACTCGATGACGACGATGCGCAAGGCGCTCAAGAACGCCCGGTAGAGATTTAAGTAACACCGTAAAGCGGTTCGCCTAAAAATCTTGGGCGAACCGTTTTACCTTCCCCGCCTCCGTGTTGTAGATTTATCACGTAAGACGCGGAGAGGGAGATCGACGATGACCGCACAGCGCAACGCCGTCACTACGTACCGCCGGAAGGGGACCTTCCGCGCGCAGCACGCCGAGAAGACCGGCCGCGCCGCGCAGCGCAACGCGCTTCCTCCCCGCTGCCATGACTGCCGTCAGCCGGGCACGATCGCCGTGCCCGTCGACGGCATCACGTGTTTCTACTGCCCCGAGCACGTACCACTCTAGGAGAGTGAGAGATCGAGATGACGACCCGACACTACAACTACCCGCTCCGATCCAAGATCGCATACTTCGTCCAGCGCTACCTAGTGCCGAACCGCGTCCACGCCTGGATCTGGCTGAGCGCGTACGCCGAGCTCGACGACCACATGCGCGACGTCGACCATCGCGACGAGGACGGCTCGCGCGAAATCTTTAGCGCCGTCAGCGCGATCCGGATCGAAAACTTGATGCGCGACATCCAGCGGGATCACCTGCGCGCGACGATCCAGGTAGGAGAGTGAGAGAGATGACGACAGATCAGATGTTCAGCTCACGCGAGGTGCCGTGGCTCAAGCTCGGCCGACTCGAGGAACGGGCGGTCACCGCCCAGGAGGCCGCGAAGCTCGGCGGGCTCGACTTCACCGTGTCACTCAAGGAGCTTGCCTGGGTAGACGACCGCAAGCTCACGCGGATCGCCAACCGGCGCGCCGTCGTCTGCGACGACGACGGCAGCTTTATGGGCATCACGTCGTCGACCGCGTACCGGACGCTGAACTACGGCGAAGCATTCAGCTTCATGGACGCGATCTCGCCCGACTACGTCGCCGCCGGGACGCTGCGCGGCCGCCGACAGGGCTTCATGGTCGTCAGGCCCGAGGTGAAGCTCAACCCGCTCGGCGAGGACGCGCACGAGCTGTTTGTCGTACTGCGGACGAGCCACGACTGTTCGCGGGCGACGGAGGTATCGGTAATGCCGCTGCGCGACCGGTGCATGAATCAGCTGACGCTGCGCAGCTTCTCGGCCGGGATCCAGCACCGCTGGTCAATCAAGCACACCAGCACCCAGGCGGCGCGACTCGCCGAGGCGCAGACGTCGCTTAAGAAGCTCGGCGCGTACGCCGTCCGCTACGAGGAGCTGGTGACCAAGCTCGCCGATCGCCAGGTCAACGAGGCGAAGGCCCGCCAGCTCCTGAAGATCACCATTCCGATGCCGAACGGTAAGACGACCCGCACCGAGGAGCAGTACCGTGATCGTCTTCAGGCGATCCTGAACCTGTGGTCCACGTCGCCGACGTGCGGCTACGCCGGCACCGGCTGGGGCCTGGTCAACGCGGTTTCGGAGTACTTCGACTGGTACCGCGCGGGTGGCACGCCCGAGTCGCGGTTCATCGGCGCGCTGGAGGGTCAGACGCATAAGCGCATCAACCGGATCGCCGGTCTACTGCTTTCCAACGCGTAAGAGAAGGGTCGGGGAGATCGGTGTGTTTGAGACGAGTTCTCCCCACTGGATGCGCAGGGCGTACTGCAGGGGTGCCAACCCGGACATCTTCCACGACGACGGACACGAGGTAACCGCGAAGGCTTACTGCCAGCGCTGCTCCGTCGCCGTGGACTGCCTCGAGTGGGCGCTGGGCCGCAACGAGGAGGGCGTCTGGGGCGGCACGACGGACGCCGAGCGCCGCGCGCTGAAGCGCGGCGGCGCCCGAGCGTCGTGCCCGGGCTGCCAGGCGGACGCGCTGTTCTCGGACGGCGTCGCGCAGATCTGCATCGCCTGCGGCCTGTCGTGGCTTACCTAGACCACGCGCGCCAGCGGGTTAACGTTGGCGCGCTGGAGCCGCAGCGCCTCGGTCCAGACCTCGTACCAGCGCCACGCGTTTCCCTCGATCGTGTAGTCGCGCATGACGTCGCGGCCGCGCTGCGACAGTTCCTCCCGTAGAGCCGCGTCGTCCACTAGGCGGGCGATGCGGCTCTTCCACTCGCCGGGGTTCTTCGCCAGCTGCCCGACGCCGAGCTTGTTGATGCGCACGTACTCGGAGCGCGGCGAGCCGACGCACGGCACGCCACATGCGGCGTACTCGGCCAGCTTCAGCCACGACTTCGCGGCGTTGAACTTCGTGTCGGCGAGCGGCGCGACGCCGATCCCAAGGCTGGCTACGGCGAGCGGCCACGCGTCGAGGTCCGCGATGACGCCGGTAGCCTCCAGCCGCGTCGTCGCGAGTAGACCGAGGGCGTCGCGGACGCCGACCTCGGGCCCGGCGACCCTGAACCGGCCGCCGCTTTGTAGGTGCTGCGCGATCGACGGCCCCAGCGCCTGCAGGTCCGTCGGGTGACTGTGGACCGAGCCGGCCCAGCCGACGACGTCCGAGTCGCTGCGCGGTACGTCGAGCATACGCTTCGGCACCATGTTGAAGAGTACGCGCGCGTGGTCGCGGCGTCCGTAGCGCTGCGTCAACGCCGGCGTCGAGACGGTGACCAGCGTCGCGGCGTCGGCCGCGCGGAGCGTGTTCTCCCAGCTGTGGTCACGCATTCCCTGGTGTGGGTGCAGCATCGTGAACGCCGGGTTCGCCGGATGGATGCACGTCAGGTCGTCGTCGAAGTCAACGACCACGGCGACGCCGCGGCGGCGCATCAGGTGCATCGCCTGGACGAGGTGGCGGTGCGTTACCCGCTGCAGAACTATGACGTCGGCGTCGTCGGGAATCTTGACCTCGGTCATGGTGTCGCCGTGCATGACGCCGCTGAGCTTGTTGTTGCGCTTGTTGGGTGTAACGACCTCGACGTCGTACCCGGCGCGCCGCAGTACCTCGCTGGGCCAGATTAACCGGTAGTAGCCGCAGCCGCTGACGTCAGCCGGGAAGACGTATGTCTTCACCAGCGATCCGCCCGTCCGCTCGTGTTAGCACCGTGGTGGTGCCAGACCCAGGTAACCTCGGGTACGTGCACGAACTTAACGCCGGCGTCGAGAACCCGCAGGTAGAAGCCCCAGTCGTCGTAGTCCGAGCCCGGCGGCGCGCCGAAGTGCGATACCTGCGCCGCGTAGCGGTGCACGAGGCTGGTGACCGGTATGTACGATCTTTGACGCAGCAGCTCTGGGTCGAACTGCTGGCCGAAGCGTCCCCACTCGTCGCGCTGGGGTACCTCGTTGCCGGCCGGGTCGACGACGCGGCAGCCCGGGTAGACGACGCCTGCGTTCGCGTCGATCGCGGCTCTAAGCAGCACCTCGAGGTGATTCGGCAGCAATTCGTCATCGTCGTCAAGAAACGCGATCCACTCCGTCGCGGCGTACCACAGTCCCCGATTGCGCGTCGCCGCCGATCCAGTGCGCCCGTTGTCGATCGCGACGACGACGACATCGGGTTGCAGCGTCTGGTTCCAGACGCTGGCGAGCGCGCGCTGCAGCTCGGCAACCCGGGTTGGGATGTGTGGAATGACGACTGCTACGCTGTCAGAAGCAGACATTCATTCACCTGCTTTTGTCACGTTGCTTACACCACACCACGTATCACCATTTCGTTGGAAGTCCACTTGTATTATTTGAGTGGAGTCGGTAATGCCACGTGATTTCGCCGGTGCCGGCGAACTTCGCACCGGCCTCGGCGCAGCGCAGGATGAACATCCAGTCCTCGCCCATCCAGTCCTGGTGAAGCGGACCGTTGGGCAGTATGAAGCCGGCGGCCTGCGCGAGCTCGGTCCGGACCATGACGGTCATCGTCGTGTGGTGCGGCTCCGCGGGGTTGAACTGACGGCCGCGGTGCATCGGAAACGGGTTATTGCCGTCGAACCACGAGTACACGAAGTCGGCTCCGGCGCCGTCGGCGAGCTCGACCAGCGTCGCCAGGTGGTTCGGATAGAGGAAGTCGTCGTCGTCGAGGAACGCTACCCACGCGGTTCGGACCGCGTCCAACGCGCGCTGGCGCGTGATCGAGGCGCCGTTCTTTCCGACGTCGAGGGCGCACGAGATGCCGCCGGCCGGCTGCAGCGTCTGCGCCCAGACGCTGTTGACGGCCTGCTCCAGCAGACCTCCAGGTCCGGTACGCGGCGGTATGGTCGCGGTGGCGATGGTCACGTCGGTCTTCATCCTAGGCCTCCCGCGTAAACGGCGACCTGCCAGCGCGGTCCGCGGAACGCGACGGGCCACACCGGCGGTACGTCCTCGATGTTCAGCGCCCGGACGTTGTTCCAGCCGGCGTCCGCGACGAGGGTGACGAGCCGTGGGTGGGTGCACTCCCACCGGTGCACGTCGCCGTGCCAGCGTCCGGCGCCGAAGCGCAGCTGGTCGAGCGGTACCTCGAGGACGTGTCCCTCGTCCTGCAGTCGCGCCGCGACGTTGACGTCCGGGCCGACGACCATGAGTCCCCCGCCGGGCTTCGTGCACCAGTAGAGCTTCGTCAGCAGTTCGTGACACTGGTCGAGCGTTAGGTGCTCTAGAAGGTGACCCGCGTAGATCATGTCGACGCTCTCCTCGGGCCACGGCAGCTCGCCGGTCAGGTCGACCTCGAGGTCCTTGCGGTGCGGGCTGCCGGCGTGGTCGACGTTGGTCCAGCCGTCGGCGTACTGCTCCCCGCAGCCCAGGTTGAGCTTCAACGACGGCCTCCTAGAACAGCGTCGGTACCGGGATCGGCACGATCCAGCGTCCGCCGTTGCGGGTGAACTCGACCTCACGGCGCATGATCTCCGGCGCGTAGTTCCACGCCAGTAGTAGAAACGTATCTACCCGCCGCGTCTCGATGACATCGGGCGATCGAATCGGGATGCCGGTGCCCGGGACGTAGCGGCCCTGCTTAGCCTCGGTCGTATCGATCGTGAAGCTAACCTGCTCGGCGTCGACGTTGCAGAAGTTCAGCAGCGTCGTCGCCTTCGCCGGCGCGCCGTAGCCGGCCACGTAGCCGGTAACCGATGTGATCAGCAGGTCGCGCAGCCGCGTCCGGACGCGCTCGATCCGCCCCTGGAACCCGTCGTACGCGCCCCGTTGTGTCAACCAGCCCTCGGACGCGCGCAGGCCGTCGATGCGGCTGGAGGCCGCGCGCGTACGCCGCAGCTCGACGCGCAGCGAGCCGCCCTGCCGGTTGGTCAGCTGCGCGTCGACAACGTGAAGGCCCCACCGCTGCGCAGCCTTCTCGAGGCTGGCGAGCGAGAAGAAGTTCCGATGTTCGTGGTACACCAGGTCGAAGGCATTCGCCGTCAGCAGGTCCGGTAGATACTGAACCTCGACGAATGCGACGCCGTCCGGGGCCAGTAGCGCCGCGACGCCACGTATGACGTCCGCCACGTCGGCAACGTGCGCCAGTACGTGGTTGGCCACGACGATTCCCGCGAGCCCGTATTCGGAGCGAATTTGCTCGGCGACGTCAAATGTAAATTCTCCCTCGAGTACGTTGAGGTCGCGCCGGCGCGCAACGCCGATCGGACCGGTCGCCGGGTCAACGCCGACGTGAGGACTACCCCGGAACCAGCGCAGCATGTCGCCGTCGTTGCAGCCAATTTCGACCGTCAGGCGCGTGGCCAGTTCGGGGTAGCGAAGTGATATATCATCGGCATACGCCGCGTGGTAGTCGGACAACGGCTTCGACGCCGACGAGTAGAAGCTGTAGCCGGTGCCGAACAGCGTCTTCGGATCGACGACCTCCAGTAGCTGAACGAGCCAACAGCCGGTGCACACGGCGAGCTGCAGCGGATGCATCTCGACTTGCTCGTCGCGTGTCGCGGTATACGCATCAGCGATCGGCGACAGTCCCAAGTCGAGAAACATGTGTAAGTCGTCGTAGCCGCAGGCGCTGCAGTTGGTTCGGCGCATCCTAGAATCCCCACTTCTCTCGAAACTGCGCGTCGGCGACGGCCCACGCCTCGGCGCTCTCCTGCGACTTGAAGCCGAGCTGAACGTGGTGAAACGTATCGACGTCGGCAACATAGACGTTCTTACCGTACGAGTGCGCGATCATTGCGACGTCGTCGTAGCCGTGGAATCCCGCAAACCGCGTGTCGAATCGTAGGTTCTCGATCGCCCACGGTCCAAAGACCAAGATGCTGCCTTCCAGTATGTCGACGTAGCCGGTGCGCGGACCGAAATCGAGCAGTCCAGATTCAATCTGCTGGTGGCCAACGGTGTTCGCGTTCCACCACGCGAGCGAGCCGACGCCGTAGCCGCCGGCGACGCCGACCAGTGCGATCTCTGGATCCGTGGCCAACGCCGCGAGGAACTTGACTTCTGCGTTCGGATCGGTGATCTCTAGATCGTCGTGGAGCAATACGACGGCATCCAGCCCGCACTCACAGTAGAGGGCGTCGAGAATCGCGTTGTAGCACTCGGCGATCGATGTTTGCTCGATCATATAGACGTACTGACTATTCTTCGGTATACGCGGTTCGACGTAGCGCTGGTAGCGTTCCCGCGAGCCGACGCAGCAGCCGTATGCGACTACCACGGCCGCCAGCCCCACTTTTGCTGAAACGTCAGGCCGTCGCGGCCGGCCTGTTCGGCGAGCGCGCCGTGCGTCGTCGAGTTGGCGCCCGTGTTCCGCGTCGTGTATCCAGGCAGCAGCAGGACGCCGCCGGCGTTGCAAGCCTGCCAGTCGAAGTCCGTATCGCCCCACCACCAGCGCAGCGACTCGTCGGCGCGCAGGCCGAGCTCCCCGCGGACGACGAACGCCCACGGACACATGCGTGTCTGGATGTTGCCGTCCGGCTGCGTCTTGAGCAGCGCCTGCTGCAGCGTCCCGTACGGATCGGTGCACGTGACGGCGGCCGAGGTTTGACGCATGCCGGCGGTGACGTAGTCGAGCCAGCCGTTGGGCAGCTTGGTATCGTCGTTGAGAACGACGACGTGCCACTCGTCTTCGCGCATGATGCGCGCCGTCATTTCGACGAGTGCGAAGCCGCGATTCCACATGCGGTACAGGTGCGGCGGTTGCTCATCGTCGCGTATTACCTGGGTCGATCGTCCAGTCTGAACCTGCAGCCACAGCTTTCCGATCGGCGGATCGGACGCGTTGTCGATGATGATTATATGGTCGCAGCCCTGCGCATCGAGCATCTTAACCAGTGTGATCAGCTGGTCGGGTCGATTGTGCGTCGGGATCACCGCGTAGCGGGCAACCACTACAGTACCTCCTCGACAGTCAGGCTCGCGTAGTCGGCGCCGCTGATGACCGAGATCGTTCCGGCGCCGGCGAATCGACGCCAGCGTCCGGTGATCGTCAGCGCACCCGCGGCGATACCCGAGATCTTACGCTCGCCGAACGTCGAGACGCGCGTGCTGACCGGCAGCGTGCCGGGCAGATTGTGCGTCACGTAGTCGGTGCTCGTGCTGCCGACGGTGACTTGGACGCCGAACTCGGGTCCGGTCGCCGCATTGTCGGTAAAGAACGTCTGCGCCCACCGAACTAGAATACTCGTCGCGGTCTGCAGCTTCGTCAGCGTGACCGTGTACGGGCTCGGATAGTTCGCGAATGCCGCGGACGTGGTGCTGCCGTTCGCGGAGACCTGCGCGTTCGCGTTGGCGACGCGGCCGAGCGCGCCGGCCGCGGCGATGACGTAGTTGCCGCTCGGTGGTATCGTAATGACGGCGACGCGGAGCGTAGCAGTTAGCGTGCCGATCAGCGAGATCAGCGGAATCGGCGTCGCGTTCGTATCGCCGTCGAGGACGCCGAGACAGCTGGTACCGCTGTTGACCTGCGTGATCGTTCCGTAGCGCAGGCCCCAGCGCGCGCCGAGCCGCTCGGCGGCCTGCATCGATTCCTGCGCAGCGGCGGCTACCTCAACGGCGACGGGTGAAATTGGCTCGGCAGTCACAGTTCGTACGCCTTACGCGCCGTGTGCTGCATCTCGGAACCCTCGACCAGCGGCAGCGACCACGCGATCTCGAGCCAGTTGTCGCCACGCCAGCGTAGGACGTCGTACGAGTCGTGGCGCGGATCCGGCGGCGTCGAGATCTCCAGCTGCTCGACGATCGTCTGGCGGAGTCCTAGGTTGCGGGCGACGGCCTTGGCCTGGGCGGCGTCGTCGACCTGCCGGTCCTCGATCTTAGGTATGACGAAGCCGCGGTTTTGGATCGAGTGCGGCGCCGACGATGGTACGTCGTACGATCCGGTGATGTCGTCGGCGACGGCGTTCGCCGAGTTGGAGATGACGATGAACCGGTTGGGGGCCTCGATTAGGTCGCTGGTTCGGACGACCTTGTTGCGGATAACGCGGTTTCCGGCGTCGAGGTCGAACGTGACGAGTGCCGTCGCCGGGTCGAACGCGCGGATGAAGTGCATCTTACCGTCGTTGCCGAACCACGGTGAGAACCAGTCGCCGTCCAGCGCGAGTTGCTGAACGACAAAGCCGCGCGACGTTCCGGCGCGCCAGCCGGCGGTGGTCGCCGTGTACGGCGACGTCTCGATCTCAACCTCAATCGGCAGTGGGTCGAGCAGCTTGAGAAGCAACGTCTGACAGCGCGCCGCGATGCCGACGGTAGACTGGGCGCCGAAGCTGACGTCGAGCTGCTGATCGACATCGAAGCCCTCGTCGTACAGCATCGTGGTGGAGATCGTACCGGACGTGAACTCGAAGTCGAGCTTGCTATTGAACATGTAGCGGCCGAGCGGCCGTCCGGTCGGGTACGCCGCGTCGCCGTCGACGACCATGAACGGTTCGACGCGGCTCGTGATGACGTCGAGCAGGGACGTGTCGTCGACGTCGAAGTTGAGCCCAGTCAGCTGCCTAACGATGCTGCGGCTCGTGTTGTGCGTCAGCGTCGGTACCGTGTCGCGACGCGGATAGATCGGCGTCCGGTAGCCGGTGATCGTGTCGACCAGGTCAAAGCGGAACGTCGCCCGGCGCTGGCCGATCGAATCATCCAAGTCGAGTACCGGAACGGGAACCTGCGTCGTGAACGTTCGCGCGAAGCTGCTGGGCATCTCGATCTACACCCCCGGATCAACGGGGAACGGCGTCGACGTTACCTCGGCGACCTGGATCTGCGCGACGTAGACGGTCCGGTTCATGCGGACGGTGCCGTCGGGTACGCGGACGTTGGCGTACCAGCGGTTGCCGAGCTCGTCGCGAACGCACACGTAGGGTAGACTTGCCCAGCCGAGGTCGCGTAGGCGCTTAAAGTTCGCCAGCGATGGCGGCGTCACCGCCGCGGCGTTGACTAATATCGATCGAGCAAACTGTTCGCCGCCGCGCTCAAGCGGGTGGAACGCGGTGAAGAAGTCCTTGCCGTAGAGCTCCCGCAGCTGAACTGCCGACGCCTCGGGGAAGATGAACGTTTCGATCGGTTCACCCTCCCACTGCATGACGTAGGCGAGGTTGCCGCCGGGTGACTTATTCGACGTAAAGATCAGCACCGAATTTCCGTCACCTCCTAGGATGGCGACGCCGGGCGCCGTCGGCGTCGCGGAGCCGGTGACCCACGGTCCGCAGAAGTCGAGGACGTTACACGTCCGGATTCGGTACCAGGACGTCTGGCCGACGCGGGCCTCGAAGTCGGCGAATCCGGTGACCGACGGCGTCGTCGCGTTCATAATCTGCTGCCACGTGCCGGTCGTCGCATCGAGCCTTTCGAGCTCGTAGGCTCCGAAGCCGGTGACCGGCAGCGGCACCTGCGCCGTCCAGGTCAGGTTGACGTAGCCGATTCCGGTCGGGATGCAGCCCGGCGGGGTTCCGCAGTCGAGGCCGATGCCGGTGACGACTTGCGACGCGAGGCTGATCGCGAACCCGGAGACGGGCAGTGGATCCTGCGAGAAGATCAGGACGGCGTCGGAGAGCGTGTCGTTGGCGGTTCCGGAGATTGGCGGCGACTGCCAAGTGAGCGTGACTGTGTCACCCTGCGGCGCGTAGTACGTCGCGACGCCAGTGGCCTGTGTGCCGGCCGCGGACGGCCCGTCGGCGCCGAGTACCTGCCACTGGTTGCCGGCGGTTTCGCCGACGGCATCCCAGCGCCAGTCGATGTCGCCGCCGGTGGCCGCGAACGACGGCGCCGCGGACAGGCGCAGCGTCACTTCCTTCCAGCCGTCGACGATCTCCGGCAGCGCGTCGAAGTCCGCCACCGAAATGGACGCCGTCGACAGGCCGGTTGCTACGTCGATCAACCGCAGGGCAACCGTCGTGTCGCCGAACCGGCGGGCGTAGAACCGAACCTGCGGGAACAGCGCCGCGGCCGGAACCGGGTCGTCCTCGATCTCCTGGATGGCGGTGGTGGCTCCGTAGATCGGGATCTCGTCCTGGGTGCCGTACGCGTGTGAGCCGGTAACGATGCCGGCCGCGGTATGCAGCGTCAGGTGCGCCAGCACGTCGTCGGCTTCGACGACGAACGTGTCGTCCTCGATCAGCGACTGGTCGACGCGGATCCCCTGCTGGTGCTGCAGCTGGTAGAGCTCGCGCAGCGCGCTGAGCTTCGGCGCACCCTCGATGCCGATGTTGATGCCCAGCTCGTTGTGCACGACGGTGGTCGTGTAGCGGCCGGGCGCGAGCGACGTGCCGCTGGCGAAGTTGGTATCGACCAGTCGGACGAACTGCGCGCCGAGGTCGTATGTGTCGTTGGAGCAGGTGCCGACGTTCATGTTGCAGGTTCGCCGGCCGCCGTAGCGGACGCGCTGCTCCTCGCAGTAGACGACCTCGAGGTCGGCGAAGTAGAAGAATATGCTGCCGCTGGTCGTCGGCAGCGCCGGCGCCTGCATTAGGACGACCATGCGGCTGGCTGGCGGTTCAGTGAATGCGAACCGGTTGAGCTCGGGGTAGCGCCACGGGTAGATGTCGCGTTGCAGGTTGACGTTCGCCGTCGCGTCCCAGAACGGGTTGAGGTCGGTAAATGACAGCGTTGAGATCTTATTCTGCGTTCCGGTTATCGTTCCGTCGGCGCCGACCAGGTAGAGGACGTTCGTCGCCAGGTCCTTGGCGAAGCCGAGGTAGAAGTTCATACCGGCTAGATCGGTCTGCGTTGTTCCGGCCAGGGAGTAGCGAAGTCGTACGTCGAGGATGCGTTTTCCGAACAGCTGCTGCGAGTATCCCACTGTATCGAAGCTGAGTGCGATCTGACCCGAGCCCGGTACGGTAAACTTGAGGCTCTTGTCGTCGCTGACGTTGTTGAGCGCGGTAAACGTGGCCGCCGTATCCGTGTTGCCGGTCGCAGAGATCGATGAGACGGGAATGTGTAGTACCTTGATCGGTCCGGTCTGATCCTCGGTGCCCGCCGGGTAGACCGCCATCAGATCGCAGGCCTGGCTAGCGCGCGTCGTTGGATTTTCGGCGACGTAGTAGGCACCGGACGCGGGAATAACCGTGTTGTTGTTGTACCACGTGTAGCCGCGCTCGACGACGTCGTCCGGTGTGTAGCGCGCGTCGCGGATCGGCACCCATTCCTGGCCGAGGATGTACGGCGCGTGTGGATTGTAGTTTCCCATGCCTAGATCGACCTAACCTGCGCGCGGATGTTACGTCGCGTGAGAATGCTGATGATTCCGGTACCGACGGCGCGGCCAACGTCGGCGGCCTCCTGCGTCGTCGGTACGGCGCCGGAGAAGTTGACGTTGATCGAACCCGGGCCGAAGGTTATCGACGCACCCTGTTCGAGCTTAGACAGCGGAGCGACGACCTCGTCCTCGTTTCCCTCACCGGCAACGACCAGCGTGCCGCCGGGTCGGTGCTTGACGAGGGCACCCTCGGCGAGTCGCGGAATGCGCGGCAGATCCCCCGGCAGGATCTCGTCGATCTTCGCGATGCCGACGTTTATCTTATCGATCGCCTTGTTGAGGAAGCCCCTGACGGCGCCGAAGATGTCACCCGCGACGTCGCCGATGAAGCTGCCGACGCGGCGTAGGCCGTTCATAAACGCCTCGATGATGTGACGTCCGGCGTCTAGTAGCAACGGTCCGAGGGCCTTGATCCGGTCGGGCACCGACTCGATGAACGCGACCAGGTCGTTGAAGCCGTTGACGACGAAGTCCCGGGCGTTGGTGACCATGTCTCTGAAGATGCCGCCGACGGACGGTCCGACGCCGCCGAGGGCGTTCGTGATGCGCTGCGGGATCGAGGCGATGAAGCCGACGATCAGGTCGGGTAGGTTTTTAACCTCGAAGAGAATGAGGCCGATAGCAATGCCGAACTGCACGAGTGCCGAGTCGAACGCGTTCCGCAGCGTGGTGCCGAGTAGCGCGGGAATCCCGTCGATGAAGTCAATGATCTGACCGAACGCCTTCGGCACGACGTCGCCGATGAACCCGACGGTCGCCTTGGCGCCGCGTCCGATCTTTTCCAGCGCCCGCAGGAAGTTGGTGAAGATCTGCTGCGAGAAGATGAGCAGATCGACCGTTGTGCCGAGTATAAAGCCGAAGGCCTTGATCACTATGACGAGTTCCTTGAGCGCGTCCTGGCCGGCGGGCGTCTGTAGGAACTCGTCCAGTCGCTCGATTATGTCGGTTAGCGTGTTCAGGAGGTCGTGCCCCGACTGGCGCGTTCCCTCGAACAGCGTGTGAAACAGGTGCACTAGTGCGCCGAGGAGGTGGCCGAGCTCCTTCGCCGCGGTGACCGCGTTCTCAATGAAGTCGTTGAGGCCGCCGTTCGCGGCCTGCTCGGTCATGAACTGCCCGAACCGGCCGAGCGCGTCGACCATGACGTTGCTGAGCCGCTCGAAGATCGGCAGCGCGGCGCCGGCGACGTTGAGGAAGCCCTCGAAGAACGAGATCAGATTGGGCCCGAACCGGGCGACGAGCCGCTCGACGGCGCCGAACAGCTTGTCGAAGAACGCGACCTGCTCAGGCAGGGCCAGGAAGTCCAGGATCCGGCGCAGGACGACGCCGAGCTGGCCGGCGACGCGGCTGAGCCCGATCGACAGCGCCGGAACGAGGGTATTGTTCAGCTGCGCGAATCCGCCGATCAGCGGCGCGAAGAAGGCCTCCTGGACGGCGCGCTGCAGCGCCCGCAGCGGTTCGAGTAGGTTGGCAACCTCGCGGGCGACGACACGCGCGGATGGCGCGAGCTTCTTCAGCGCCTCGTTGATCTTTTCCAGATCGCCGCTGGCGAGCGCGCTGACGGCGTCGCCGAAGTTGTGGAAGGCGATGACCAGCGGCGCGATCGTCGCGGCGAGGACGACCAAGCCGGACGGCAGCAGGCCGACCAGGCCGATGAGCTGCGCGATGACGCCGGACAGCGCGATGATCGGCGGTATCAGCGCGACGATCAGCGCGGCGAATGGGTTCTTAGCAAGTCCGCCGCCGAGGGTTCCGAGCAGCTGTCCAACGTTCTGGACCACGGCGCCGAAGCTGGTTGAGATCTGGCTTAGGCCGCGCCGCAGGCGCGCGCCAAACCGGTTGTCGACGTTGTCGCCGAGGTGCTCGAAGTCGTCGACGAGCTCGCCTACGCGGCGGCGCATGCCGCGCGTCGTCCGGTCGAAGTCGCGTTCGATGTGCGTAAACGACGTATGCGTCGCGTTGTCGAGCCGCTCGAAGTCCTTCCTGCCCGCGTCGACGAAGTGATCGACGTCCCTCTCCATCTTCTTCATCGTCGAGCCGAAGTGCTTGTCGATCTTATCGGTGAACTCCTGCTCGAAGTTGCGCTCGGCCCTGCGGGCGGCCTTGTCGACGTCCTTGGGCAGCCTCTCGAGGTCCTGGTCGCGGACGACGACCTCGACGAACGCGATGTCGATCGGTTCGGTCAAGTGGTCACCTTCCGCGCATGCTTCCTACCGCGAGCTCGACGTCGCCGAGCGTCGTTCTGCCGCGGAACCACGCCGGTCGCGGTATGCCGCGCACGGCCGGTTCGGCCGGTTGGCCCTCGGCGAACTCGAGGTAACCGATGAATCGTTCGTCGAGCTGACGTCGCCGGTTGACGTACCGGTCGTCGCCGCTCTCGTAGGTAATGAACTCGTATGTTAACCAGTGGTGAACGAGGTCGAGGAACCTCGGCGTTTCTAGGGCGAGGGGATCGACTCCGCGGCCGGCACACCAGCCGTCGAAGAGGTGCCAGCGTCGTCGTTCGCCGACATTGTCGACGAGTTCGACGACGCTTCGGTAGGGCGGACCCCGTACGTCTCCACCGCCCAGGACATGATCTCCATCAGCTGCTCGATGTCCAGGGGATCGTCGTCGTCGCTCAGCAGTTCAAGAAAGCGCGGGAACTGGTCATTGATGACGATGAACCGCATCGCGTTGACGACGCGGTCGATCGCGTTGGTTTCGTCGGTTGCGCCGCCGCGCGACGCGTTGACGAACTCCTGCAGCTTGACGGGCGACAGCGCCTTGACGCAGTCGAATCGGTCGTCGCCGACAGTGAAGTAGATCGGCGACCGCCTACGCGTGAAGTCGCGAAATCGTGCCTGCTGCTCCGTCACGGAGTTCTCCCGTCGTTGGCCTGGTGCCGACGGTACTACGGTTTTCCGCGGTCCTGTGCGGGGATCGAATCCTAGGTGCGGAACGTCGGCAGCGCGTCCTTGAGGAACGGGTTCGGCCGCATGCCGCGGACGTAGCGGGCGACGACCTTGCCGCGGAAGCGGCCGCGCTTCGCGCCGTAGATCTTCGACCGGAATACGAGGACCTTAGCGGTCTGGGGGTAGATCAGCGCGTGCTTCGGGCCGTATAGGCCCGTGCCGTCGTGGACGTAGCGCGCGTAGAAGACGTTGGTGCCGATACGCGCGAGAAATCCCTCGGGGATGACGAAGAGCTGGCTGGTGATGCTGTTGCGCAGCAGTCCGGTATCGATCCGGCGCGGACCGGAGCCGGTGATACCGGACAGGTTGCGCTTGGCGCGGGATTCGACGCGGGCAGCGCGCTTCAGCAGGTCCTTGGCGATCGGACCGGCCGGGCTGCGCATGATGAACTGCAGCTTGGCGTGGTTGAAGACGTTCGTGACGTGGACGTCGACGTTCCGGTTACGAGACACGGTCGGCCTCCTATAGCAACTGGAACGTGAACGGCAGCTCGACGCCGCCGCAGCCGCCCTCGGGCCCGACGAAGCTGGTGCCGCCGACGCGGAAGTCAAAGATCAATCTTTGGTAGCGCTTCATGTCGTCGAGGCAGCACTCGACGCCGCGGCGCAGCGCGAACGCGTCGCCCTGCTGACGCAGCGCGGCGTCGTACAGCGCGTCGCACGACGGTATGACGACGCCGCTGGTGCTGCCGGCCCTGAGCGACGGTACGCACCTGACCAGCGACGCGAGCGCCTGGACGGCGAGCGGTCGGCCGAGGCAGCCGCCGGTGAGCTGCTCGTTGGAGGCGTCGGTGGGGAACGTTCGTGTCGGGTAGATGCGCTGGATCGTCAGCGCGAGCTGGCCGTCGCAGTCGCAGGCGTCCCACGCAATGTTGCCCGGTACGAGCAGGCAGACGCGCTTCGGTACGCCGCCGGACGTCGGTTCGTCGGCGAGCGCGTTGGTGATGCACAGGCCGACGCCGGTGACGACGACCGCGGCGGTCAGCGCGTCGACGGTCACGTCGTTCCCCACGCCCGGTACTCCGGCGAGTCTAGGTCGTAGACCGCGGAGCGCGCCTGCAGGTGGTTCGGGTTGGCGGTCTTGATGAACAGGTCGCAAATGCGTAGGTTGATGAAGCCGGTCTTGAACAGCTCGGCGACGTTGTTGATGGTCATCGAGATGCCTTGGCGGCTGATGTCGACGACGCCCTGCGGCAGCTGGCAGTCCTGGCAGAGCAGGTACTTGACGAACTCGGCGGCGAGCTCGCCGACGGCGAGCTGTCCGAGCGCCGGTACGGGTTCGCCGTACCTAGCGGTGACGGACCACGTGCCGACCTCCGTGTCGGCGAGCGTCATGTCCTGGCAGAACGGCCACAGGTTTCCGCCGAGACGTACGAGCTTGCGGTAGTCGTCGATCCGGTAGTCGACGTTCTGGACCAGGACGGTGCCGTCGAGCTTGACCTCGCCGATTTGGAAGACCGGTCCGGGCAGTACGGTTTCGTCCAGCGCGACGCACGAGCACGAGTTGGTCGGGCACTGGTTGCAGGCCAGGTTGTACCACGTGCCGTTCCACCAGTAGGGCTGCGGATACGTGCCGAACTGCCACCAGGACCACCACGGAAAGTTGCCGTAGCAGGACTGGCGGCAGGGACGCAGTTTAACCTCGCAGGTGCCGAAGCGCTGCGCGGTCAGGTGGTAGAGAACCTCGGACGCGACCTCGACCGCGGTGCCGGTGACGGCGCCGGCGCCGGTGAGCAGCAGCACGTTGCAGTCGTCGCCCTGCTGCCAGATCGGGTCCCACGGGGCGCACGGGCCGAACGTGTAGACGTCGACCACGTGTACCTCCTAGGTGAGCAGGAATGCGCCGCATACGGTCGGCGGGGTCGGCGGCGGCGTCGTGGTGATGTTCCACAGGTAGTCGTCGAAGAACGTCGTCGTGTCGATGACCGCGGGCAGCCACGACGTGCCGGTGCCGGGTCCGTCGCCCCACAGCGGCGACGGGTAGTCGGTCATGGCCTCGAAGCCAAACTCGAGCGGTCCGTTCTCGATGGTGAACGACTGGATCTTCGCGTTGAACGCGTGCATCCACGCCCAGTACAGGTAGCGCTGCAGGCCGGTCGCCGGGTCACACGCGCCCCGGCCGGAGATCGGCTGCCACGTTTCGAGCGAGAAGTGCGCCGCCGAGTTGTTGTAGCCGTACGCGGCGCCGGTTCCGGTCGCGGCACCGGTGGTGATGAGCCGGGAGCCGGAGATGAGGGTGCTGGCGTCCGGGTCCATGACGCACATCATGACGGTCAAGTTCGAGTTTCCGTAGACGTTCGGGCCGACCTTGTTGATGCACAGCTGGCCGTTGGCCTTCTTGGTGCGAAACGTGTCGCCGTCCTCGTACTGCGGTTCGGACTGGACGCTAATGTAGCCGTCGGTGACCACGACGGCGGATGAGGCTCCGGTGACGGGGGCGCCGCACGTGTCGAGCTTGACCACGCGCAGGACGGTACCCTGGACCGCGGCGCCGCACTGAGCAACCATGGTGATCTCCTACGTTGCGGATCCGACCGCGCCGGTGATGACGCCGCCTAGATTGACGAGGATCGCGAAGTGGCAGCAGTCCCAGCCGAGCATGAACCGCTGCTCCGCGATGAGCGTGGGATCGTTGATCGCGCGGTCGACGTACTGGCTCGGTTGGCCAGTGAAGATCTGCACGTCGGTGCGCCAGGCCTTGACCGAGCCGGTCGCGTAGAACCACGCCAGGCCCGCGGCGGGCGTCGTACCGTCCGGTCCGGTGCGGGCGTAGCCGGGCGCCGGTACGACGACCGAGTTGTTGCCGACGGTGTAGAGCCGGCTTCCCTTCTCCTTGATCAGGTGGTTGGTGACCAGGTGCGCCGTCGCCCGGCGCGGTACGTGGATCAGCGGCGTACCGCCGTAGCAGCCGGCCATGGCCTCCTCGAGCAAGCCGATCGCCTCAACGACGTCGAAGGTGCCGGTGATCTGGATCGCGGCGGTCTGCAGCGTGACCGTCGAACCGCCGACGACATCGGTGATCGCGACGTCCTCGGCCAGGTGCTGCGACGTCGGCAGGGCGCCGCCGGTCCAGAAGATGCGCTCGACGACCGTCGGCGCGTTGTTGGCGTGTCCCTGCCGGACGCGGTCCATCAGTTCGTCGGGATTGGAGCCGATCAGCGGGCAGTCGAGCCACGTGTAGATCGCGAACGGGTCGGTGGCGCGGCTGGGGATGCTGCCGGTCGTCGTCTTGACGGCGCCGACGCCGGAGGCGCAGATCGTCGACGTCTCGAGCGGGAACGTGCACGTATCGGCCGTGTATGTCGCGCCGAGCTTGGTGTGCCCCGGAAACGGGTACGGTCCGTCGACGGCGTCGAGTAGCCGGTACTGGAGAGGTTCGAACTTAGGCGGTGTCGTCCAGTCGCGTTGGCTGACCACCTAAGACCTCCTCTCCAGCGTCGACGTCGTTCTGTGTGATCGGCAAGGCTTAGACGCCGCACTCGGTCAGGTCGGCCGCGCCGGTCGTGCCGTCGGGACAGATGTTGACGGTGAGCCGTCGGACCTCGTGCCCCGGCTGGAAGATCAACCAGCACTCCTCCATCCAAGTGGCGGTGTGGTCGTTGGTCGCGTTGAGCACCGAGTCGCGGATGATGCCGAGGTCGAGGCGTAGGCCCTGGCCCATGACGACGGTGCCGGGCGCCCACATCATGAACTCGACGGTCAGCGGCCACGCCGTCGGCAGCGTGCCGGGTACGCCGGGGAAGCCGGTCGTGCGGACCTGGTAGTCGTTGACCCACTGGATGCGGACGTTGATCGAGTCGAACAGCGCCATGAGCATCGCGTCGCTGGCAGACAGCTGGTCCGTCGGCGAGCCCATGCGCCGGCGCAAGTCGGAGCGCATTGGCCCGCGCAGCCAGCGCGGCGCGACGACCTCGAGGACGGCATCCTTGCACATGGCGTACTTCTCACGGTAGTCCGTGGCCTGCAGCTCGAGCGCGCCGAGGACATTGGCGACGACGCCGGCGCCGGCGCTGCCGTTGGTGACGGTGAACGCCGCGGACAAGGTGCGGACCTCGTTGATGCGCGCCCGGTTGAGCTTGTGGTAGTGCGACGCCATGACGAGCTTGGTGTGGTTGGCGATGACCTCGGGGTAGGCGTCCTCGGTCAGGTTGCCGACTGTCAGGCAGATACCGTCGCAGTGTAGGCGGGCCTCATTGAAGGCGGGGCACGGGACGCGGCCGCAGGTCTTAGTGCCGGACTGCGCGGTGCCGGTGACGGCCGCGATGTCCTGCGTCTCGTTCCAGGACCACAGGGCACCGCCGAGGACGACGTCGGCGAAGCTCGGCGAGGTGGGCCACCGAATGCCGCCGCGGTTGATGCCGACGGTCGGCAGGTCGAGCGTGCCGTCCTCGCAGACGATGTTGTAGAAGTCGTACGAGATCTCCGACGGGGAGCACCAGCCGCCGGCCGCGGTTAGGATCTCCGGGTTGGTCGCGGCGGTCAGGACCTCGTTGACCTGAGCGGGCGTCGAGTCGAGGCCGAGCGTGTACCGGAAGTCGCGTACCAGCGATGCGATCGGATAGCGCTGCGCATCGTCACCCTTGGCGCCGATCGGCAGCATGCGGGCGCGGGACGTCATCGCGCCGACCAGCGCGTCCATGTCGTCGAGCTTGGAGCCGGCCGCGATGTTCGGGATGTCGGCCGACGCCGTTAGGACGCTGTCGCGGCGCGGCGCGGGCGGCTGCGCGGCCTGGCGCTGCGCGTCGGCGAGCGACGGGTTGCGAAAGTTGGCCGTTTCGCTGCGCGGACGCGTCTTAGCGCCGCCGTTCGGTCTGCCGGACGCGGCGATCGGTTCGTCGTCGACGTCGTCCGCCGCGTCGACGTCGGCGTCGGCGCCGTCCGGTTCATCGGCGAGTTCGAGCGCGGCCTTGGCCTTGGCGCGCTTGTCGGTGTTGGCGGCGGCGACGTTGTCGCGGCGCGCCTTCTCGAGCTTGACCTTCTCGATCGCGTCGGCGAGCTCGGCCATCTCGTCGGCCTCGGCCGTCTGGGCCGACAGCTCGACGGTTTCGCTGTCGTACAGCTGCCGGACGCGCTTACGCGCGGCGACTACGAACTTGTCCAGGTCCTCCACGCCGAGGGTCGTGATGTCCTCGGGGAGGCTCAGCTCGAACTCGGGCTTGTCCGCCATGATAACCCTCTCGTGGGTACCGTGAAGTAAGCAGACCTGGCCCGTCTAGATCGAGATACTACACGGCACCGAGTCGCGATGCAAATGACTCGGTGCCGTGAACCGCGTCGGCGTCCGCTACGAGTTCGCGTTGCCGACGGCGTTGGCGGCCGATCGGGCGTAGACCTCGGCCTCGCGGACGGCCTGGCGCTCGAGCTCGGCGACCAGCGCCGCCCGATCCGCGAACTCCTGCTCGGCCTGAACGGTGGTAACGACCTCGGGTCGCTTGTGTCCGCACGCGCACACGTTAGCCTCCTACCTGGGACATGATCTCTCGCTTTCGACTGTACGGATCCATGCCGACGCGCGTCAGCAGCGTCGCCTTGGCGGTGCGCAGCGCCTGGCGGGCCTGCTCCTCGATCGACGGCGGTTCGGGTAGGCCGAACCGGATCGGCACGGCCGACGCCGTGACCAGGCCGTCGTTGTAGGTGACGGACGGCTGCGTCCGGGCCATTGGGAAGCCGGGTACCGGTACGAGCAGCGCCGCGATGAACTCGTTGACGCCGGGGCGATCCTGGTGCGGCTGCCAGTCGCCGGACAGGCTGCAGCCGAGCGCGGTCGCGACCTGCTCGCCGGTGACGCCGTGCCGCAGCGCGCCGGCGACCCAGACGCCGTCGGCGTCCTCGCCGATGCAGACGTTGGCGAAGACGGAGCACGAGTTGTCGTAGTGCTTCTTGCGGTTGGCGAGCGTCCCGTAGTTCTGCTCGTCGGCGTGTCCGCAGTCGCCGGTGATGACGCCGGTGACGACGCGTTCGCCTCCCTCGACGATGGTCTCGCCCTTCATCCAGTTCGAGTAGTCGACGTTGCCCATCGGTACGCGCCGCGGCCGATTGCGGTGCGTGACTCCGGCCGGCGCCAGGCGGCCGTAGACGCGTCCCTCGTCGGTGATCGTCAGCGCGCCGTGTATCTTGACGTCGCTCGGCCTATCGAACCACGACTTCGGCGGCAGGTCCGGTAGCGTGATCGTGTGCGATCCGGCGGCGGTCAGCGGCGCGTCGCCGCAGCCGCAGTCGGCAGTCGCACCCTCGGTGTCGTCGCTCGCGGCGTACGACGCGGTTTCTACCTGGTTGGTGAAGCGCAGCTTCGCCTCGACGAACGCCGGGAACGCAACGAGCGTCGCGCCGCGGACCCGGCCCCGGTGGAAGATCGTCATCTCGGGCTTGGACGTAAAGCCGCCGTCGTCGCCGTCGGCGTAGACCATTTCGACGTCGGCGTCCTTGACCTTGTCGACGTCGACGGAGACCCCGCCGGTCTCGATCGTCGCCCGGATGCCGTCGCCGTGCTCTCCGGCGAGCTCCGGGCCGAAGACGCGGCCCCAGCCGTAGATCTCGTTGCCGCGGCGCGCGGCGCGCGTGATCTCGCCGACCATAACCGAGCCGTTGTGGCCGCCGACGTTGGCGGGCTGGTACATCAGCGGCAGCGGCAGCTCCGCCCAGTCCAGCGAGCCGAGCGAGAACATGCGTCCGTCGCCGGACTCGACACCCTCGACGGTCAGGACGCCCTCCCACGGTTCGTCGGCGTACTCGCGCGACGGCATCTCCGCGTCGTCCGTGCAGTTGCCGTCGGGCATCCGGTGCTGATTCGGTCCGCAGTCCTCAACGTCGTCCGCGGTCGGCGCGGGCTTCGGTTTGCGCGCGGCGGTAACGACGGTGACCGTGGCCGCGACCTCGGCGCCGATCCCCGTCAGCGCCTTCTTGATCTTGTTCCTGATCGACTTAAGCTGGTCGGCCGAGTACTTCGCCGAGTTCTTCGGCATGTTGATGTACGACCACGCCGCGCGGATGTGCTCGGGCGTATCGATCGGGTAGCGCTTGCGGCCGTCGGCCTGGTAGCCCGGGTCGGCGTACTTGACGTCGCCGTACGGCTCGTCGGGGTTGTCGGCGAATTCGTTCATCTCTCCAGCCTCCGTCAGCCGACCCGGGTGGGGGTGCATACTCTTACCGGTCGCGAGCCGGTGATACTCCTGACACAGGCCGCCCGGGTCGCGGACGTACTTCCGCAAGTGCCTGATGCAGCGCGTGCCGTCGCCCTCCGTGTTCCAGCGAATCTTAACGGCGCCCTCGCCATGCACCCAGTAGTCGCGCAGGTTGTGGCTGGCGCCGGGCAGGTTGACGTCACCCTCGCGGGCCAGCTCCATCAGCTGGGCGCGCTCGAGCTCGTCAACGGCGGCCTGGTACTCGACCGCGAGCGCGAGCTCGCGCGCGTCCGGTTCGGAGGCGTACAGCGCGCGCAGCTGCGCCTGCGCCTGATCCTCGGAGCCGTGACACGCCACGGTGCTCCCGTCGGCGATCTTTACGACGCAGAACTTGACGCCGCGTCGCTTAACCTTCCAGGGCATCGCGTTACCTCCCGCCCGCGTGGCTAACGCTAGCACCGGGCTGTGAACTCGCGGAGCTGAGCGGAATGTCGACGACATGGTCGGCGAACGCGAGCCGGATCCGGTCGAACGTGATCGGTCCGACGCGGTCGACGACGGTCGCCGCGAGGTTCAGGTCGTCCGTGTACGCCAAGGTGACGTGCGGCACCCACGGTTCGTGCTGTTCGGGCAGCTCGAAGCCGCCGGTCCCACGGACCGCTGCGCCGACGTCGGTGTGCAGCCGGTGCAGCGCAGGTCCGCCGTCGTTGCCGACGCCGAGGACGACCGCCATGTCCCCGTCGTCGCTATTGGGGTTGAACATGTTGACGGAGAACGCCTCCGCCGTGATCGGTTCGCCGGCGTAGCGCCGTACAGCGACCTCGATCGCGGCGCGCGCCTCGTCGGAAACATCCACCGCATCGCCGAGGTAGAGCAGCGTCAGGTGAAGCTCGTCCGCAGGCTCGCCGCCGTCGACCGCAAGTCGGTCCGCATCCGCCTCGGAGGGCACCAGCCCGATCATCGCGCCGGTCCGCGCACCGTCGGCCGCGGCAACGAACGGCGGCAGCTTCGTCGTCGACGTCTCGGGGCCGACGCCGGCCAGGAACGCGTAGGCCTCGTCCTCGGTGTAGCCGATCAGTTCACCGTCAGGTACGACCGTGAACTCGAGCGACTCGTTGTCAGTCAGCGCCCCCAATTAGTTCACCACCTTCAGGTGTATCCGGTACTTGGTCGATACGGAGCTCGCGTTCTTGTCGATCGAAACTATCCGGTACTTGAGGCCGGCGGCGAGCAGAAACTCACGCTCTCCGGGACCAACCGAACTGTGGTTGGCGACGTACGCGCCGGGTGTACCCTCCGGGACGTCGACGTGCAGCGTAAACTTTCTCCCGCTAAACGCCGCCGATCCGCCGACGCTGGACGACAGAAACGCCGGGTCCGTAATCGTCTTACCGACCAGCGCCTGCAGCTGCTCCTCGGTCATCGTGTTCTTGATCAGGTCGCCGACGCCGTCGGTGCCCCGGTGCACGGTGAAGCTGCTCGAGACGGGCGCCATCGCGCTCTGCAGCACGGCGGCGTAGTGGTTCGGAGCGCCCTTGCGCAGCGACCCGTTGATCGAGTGGTAGCCACCACCCGTGTAGCTATGGATCGCGCTGAACTGCTCGGAGGTCCAGTCGCCGTGCTTCGCGCGCATGACAACGTTCATAGCCTGCGCGTCGTACGGCGTGATGTTGCCGAACTTAGTGACCTTCGAGTTCGGCACTCCGAGCTCGTAGGCGTTCTTAAACGCGACGGCGGTCGGCTGCGCCGCGGGCGCCGGTCCCTTGGCGACCTCGGCCTGCGCCCATTCGACGAACGACTGACCGTTCTTCTTTCCGGAGGCGGTCTGCAGCCAGTCGACGACCTTCTTCTCGTAGAGACCCGCGTTTTGACCGCCGTAGGGCACGGACTTCGCGTCGAGCACCTTGACGCCCTGCAGCAGGTTGAGCTGCGGCGAGTTCGGGTAGTCGTGGTTGTGCTTGGCGACGGCCCACGCGAGCGCCTTAAAGATCGTCGGCGACGTGGTAGTGAGGCTGACCGTCTTCAGGGGACTGTAGTTCTTGACGTTCTTGGCTAGACCCCAGGCTTCGTCGTCCGGCAACTGCGTCGGTACAGTGCCGTACTGATTTTGAATGTCCTTCGCCGTCAGCTTGACAATCTTCTGCGTCGACGGCGACGTCTTCGTCGTTCCGGAGCTCGGTCCGTACTTTTCGTCCTGAATCGTCGAGCCGGGCTGCGGCGCCCGCCAGTTCGTGTCGCCCTTGTAGGCGTCGTAGATGATCTTCTTCGACGCGTAGTGCGTATTCGTCCACGATCCGCCCGCGTAGCCGATTCGGACGCCGAACTTCTTCTTGCCCTCGTCCCAGAAGAGCTGCTGAATTTCGCTGGCGCCGACCTCGCGGACGGCGACGATCTCGCCGTGCTGGTACTTGGCGGTGTGGACCGTCTTGGTGTTGAGCTTGATCGGAACGCTGGTGCCGATGCCGCCGTTGGGAGGGTTCGGCGCGACGACGTTCGCCGCCGGCGCCGCGACCTGCTTGATCGACGACGCGCCCGGCGTCCCAGGCGGTAGGCCGAGGTGCTTGTTGCGCTTGGCGAGCTCGTCCACGTAGAACTTGTCGAAGTCCTCGAAGAGGCTGTTCTTGCGGCTAACGGCACGGTTGAGGAACTCCTCGACGCTGTTCGGATGAACCTGGAGACCCTGCGCGTCGACGGTGACGCCGGGCGGGTGAACCGTCATGAGCTTGCCGCGCTTCGCGGCGGCCTCGGCGTACGGCCGCAGGACGTCGCGCAGCTCGGCGTCGGAGATCTGCGTCATCGCGAGCAGGTCCATGCCGATGCCGTAGAGGCCGTGTTGCGGCGGCGCTATGTCGACATCGCCCTTTTCGAACGCCTGCCACAGCTTGTTGTAGACGGGCGGCTGCTCGACGGTGTTCGGGTGGTACGTGCTGGACAGCTGGTCGTAGGGGAAGAACTTAAACGCCTGGGTCTTGTCGACGGCGATCAGTTCGGCGGTATCCGAGTCGGTGATGAAGTTGCCGGCGTGGCTATCGTGGTTGCTGACCAGCCAGTCGAACGCCTGGTGCCTGACCAGGCTGTTGACCTGGCTAGGTGTAAGACTCTTCGCGTCGAACTTTCCGGGAAACGCCGGCTCGGATTTGATCATGCGCTGCAGCGAGCCGTACGTGCCGTCGGGCAGCGTGACGGCCCACAGCTCGGGCGCCGCGATGCCGAACTTCTGCTGCAGCTTCGAGACGGCGACGTCGGCCTCGACCGTAAAGTCGAGGCTCTTCGGCGTCGGCTTAAACAGGTACGTTTGACCGTAGTCCGCGTGCGTCGCGCTTCCGCGTAGGTACATCACCTGCGCGCCGTGCGTTCCGAGCGCCAGGCCGGTGAACTGTAGTTTCTTTACGTCGGGTTTTTCGACGACGGACGGCGCAGGACCGGACGGACCGGCGAGTGACGTTTCGGGTATCACGTCGTTGGTCAGCTGCGTTAGGTGACCGTAGAGGCCGTGACCGAGCGCGGTGTCGAGGATCTTTTTCTTCGTGGTCGCGTCGAAGCCGGTCTGCCACATCGCCGAGTCGACGTACGTGTCGATCCATTCCTGAAAGTCGGCCTTACTTAGGTTTTCGAGGCCGCCGGTATGGGGCACGTCGTCGCTGACCATGCCGGTGCCGCCCGAGATCAGGTCGTCGAGCACGTGAGTTAGATCTAGGTCACCAGCCTTACCCGCGATGTGCTCCTGCGCACTTACATGTAGGCTGTTCCAGCTCTCCGGGTAAATGTTATCGTAGAGCCACGTCTGAAAATCACTCTTACCGAGGTGATCGATCTCTTGAGCGACCAGTTGTTGGTGGTCATAATCACTAGGATCATCACTAGGTAGGCTGTGCTTGTTATGTAGCTCGATGATCTCGTTGAGTTGATCGAGGGGATGGCCGTTGCCGTAGGTGCCGTACGCCTCGTCGGCGACCTGGGCGAGCTTGTCCTGGTCGTCTACGCTGAGCGCCTGGTAGTCCTCGACCGTCAGCGCGTCGAACCAGTCGTTGAGCTCAGCCACGTTCATCTCGTGGAACTGAGGTAGCGCGGTCTTACCCTGCTGCAGCTCGTAGATCTGATTGAACGGCTCCAGGTACACGAAGCCATTGACATCGTCGGGCGAGAAGCCCTTTCCCGCGGGATCGACCTGCAGGCTCTTGGCCTTGTCGGCGAGGGCCTTCTTCTCCGGGTCGGACAGGTCGACCCAGACGCCGGCCTGCAGCTCGTCGAAGTGATCGTTCATAAACTGCGCGAACTCAGGACCATTCATGTCCTGGATCGCGGCGATCGCATCCTCCGAGGTCTGCGGCGTTCCGTCGTCGTAGTTTCCGATCAGGTCGTCGTAGAGTGTGTCGTCCGCGGGCGAGGTTATCTTGACGTGCGGTAATTCCTCGGACGTGACGATCGTCGGCTTCTGCGGCGCGAACCAGCCCGGGTCGTTCTTCAAACTGGAGTACGTACCGCCCTTACCGAGGACCTGCGCCTGCGTCATCCCCTGGTCGGGCGCGCCGTAGTCGCTCCAGATCTCGAATCGGCCGGCGACGCCGGAGCCGGGCATCGCGTCGTGCGCGTTCCAGCGCAGTTCGCGCCTGGCGCCGAACGGGGTCTTCTGGACGGCGACGACCTGGCCGTGCTGGTAGCTGGTCTTGTAGACGACCGTCGTGTTAATCTTGATCGCCTTGCCGGGCGTCGCGCCGGATCCACCCTTCTGGGTGAACTGTCCGATCGGATCGCGCGGGTGCAGCCACTCCTTCCACTTGGTGGCGGACGGAGCGTGCGCGTGCTTGGCGGCCGTCAGCGGTTTGCCGTCGCCGTCGACGACGCGGAGCAGCGCGTTGCGCGGATCGGTCAGCGCGGTCACGCGGAGCCTCCCTTCGTCCACGGCAGGTGAAGCTTCCGCCAGGTTCTAGCGGGTGGCGGTACGACGCGCGCGAGGACGATGAACCGGTCGCGTCCGTCGACGGTGCGCTCCTCGACGCCGGTGATGACGAACCGGGCTCCGGCGTCGAGCAGCAGCTCGCGCTCGCCGGCGAGGCCGGGGTGCTGGTGCGACTGGCCGGCGGCTAGGTACGCCGCGGGCGTACCGGCCGGCACGTCCAGTTCCAGCGTCACGATCTGATCGGTGCGCGCGGTCTTCGTGTGTCGCAGGAACCTCGGATCGATCGTCGTCGACAGGAAGCCGCGCTCCTCGAACGTGCGGCCGATCATCTTCTCCAGGTCGCCGGCGGTCTTGACGCCCTCGAACGCGTCGGCGTATAGGCCGCGTTGGACCTTCAGGTCGCGCGTCATCGGCCGCATCGCGGCTCGAATGTCGTCGATGTGCGCGAGCGTTCGCGCCGATGCGTCGTCGTCCGGGTGCGTCTGTCCGCGTAGGTACATGTTGATCGGCGCGTACGCGCTGCGGGAGTACTCGGTCAGCGCGTCGAACTGCGCGCCGCTCCACGGCCTGCCGCGCTGCATGTCGTCGTGCATCTTGTCGGCGTCGGCGAACGACAGCCAGTCGAACTTGTCGGTGAACTCGCCGTCCGGTAGGCGCGGGTGCTCGTCCTCGACCCAGCGGAACTGGTCGAGGCCGGCGGGAGCCGCGGACGCCCGGATGAAGCGACCGTAGGCGTCGCGCGGCTGGCCGGCGGCGGTTTGCGGTTCGTCGTTGTCGTCGGGAAAGCGAAACTGCAGCGTGCACCGGCAGTTGATGATGTTGTCCGGCCGCCCGGTCGGGTCGCCGGGGCACTGCAGGCCCTCGCCACCAACGTTAAACGGCTGCAGGATGCCGACCCACTGCCCGTCCGCGGCGACGTGCGCCGGTCGGGTGCGTTCGTCCTCGGTCGCCAGCCAGCCCTTTTCGCACTCCTGGTCGGTGAAGCCGGCGACCAGCATCTGGTACAGCGTGCCCTGGTTGGCGGCGGACGCGACCTCGGTCCGGGCGACGGCCAGCGCCTTGGCCTCCGTCAGGTTCGAGACATCCCGGATCCGCGCGGCGAGCTGGGTCATCGACTCGCCGGAGTCGTAGCCGACGGCGAGCTGGTCACGGACCTGGTTCCAGACCTGGTCGCCGAGGTTCCACAGTCGATTGGTCGCCGAGGCTAGGTAGTCCGCGGCGTACGAGTAGCCGACGGCCGGCAGCGTCGCGCCAGTCGCGGCCTCGGTGTTCTCGGCGACGTCACCGGCGGCGTCGACGAACGTCTGGACCAGGTACGGGTACAGCTCGCCGGCGACGTAGGCCTGCCACGTCGCGGCAACGGTGCCGGATTCGCCGAGCGTCAGCTGCGGCCTGTACGCGGCGACGATCGGCCGCAGGTCGGCCGTCAGCGCACGCAGCGACATGCGGACGGCCTTGGTGACCAGGCCATCGAAGACGGCCTCGCGCCGCCGGATGTCGTGTTCGTCCCAGCCGCGGACGATCCGCGGGGCGGCCACGTCTAACCTCCTCGGGGAGGCTGCGGCGGCCGCGACGGCGTGCCTCGGCCCGTCGACGGCGCCTGCTCGCGGACGTTGGACTGGTCGGCGCCCGGGCGTCCCGGCTGCTGCCCGGGGCCAGCGGGAATCGCGGGACGCCCGGTCGCCGGATCTAGCTGGCCGGCCCGGGCGGCGGCGTCGGTCGCTACGTCGACGGGATCCGGCTTGTCCTCGGGGTACAGCAGGTAGTACGAGTCCGGCGTCGGCAGTCCCTGTCGCGCCAGGTCGGTCAGGATAAGTTCGCGGCGCTCGGACTTGGACGGCCTGTCGGCCTTGTCGAGGCCGAGCTGCTCCAGGTACGCGTCCGTTCGGATGGCGACGACCTCGCGGGCGGACTTGGCGTTCTCCGAGTTGTCGGGCTTGACGACCAGGTCCGAGTCGTCGTACCAGCAGATGACCCGGCCCTCCGGCCGGTCGATCGGCTGGCCGGCGGCGCGCAGCATCGGGTGCAGGTAGACGTCCGTGTGCCCGCCGGCGAGGATCTCCAGGGTCGGACCGAAGTACATCTTAACGTTGTCCTCGGAGTCCTTCCACGCGTTCCAGTGGTTCAGATCGCCCTTGCCCTGCATGGCCTCGGGCGGCGCCGGCAGCTGCTTCGACAGGTTGGTGATCGCCGCCGCGCGCGCCTCGATGATCTTCGGGTCGATGCCGGTGGCGATGATCAGGTGCTTGAACTTTTCGATGAATTCGGACTTGACGCGCAGCGGGAACGGGATCGCGCTGGCGGGCGAACCCGGGTCGCGGATGCCGCGCGAGGCGACGGCGAGCAGCTCCGCGATGAACGGATCCGGGGCGTCCTTGAACTGCGGGTTGACGGGAAACGTGACCTCGTCGGGTATGAACAGGATGCCGTTGAAGACGAGCCGGGACAGCAGCGTCGCGACGATGTGCCGGTTCAGCAGGTCGATCTCGCGCAGCGTCGTCAGCGCGGCGCGGGACCACGACGTCGGTTCGTAGTCCAGTTCGTCGTCGGGGCGGTAGATCCGGCCGACGAGCTGCGAGTAGGGCAGCTTAAGCCACTCGTTCTGGCCGACCATGACGTCGTAGCCGAGCAGGACGCGGCCGTCGCGTCCCTGGACGTCGCGGCCGGTCCGTGGGTCGGTGAACGGCTGCGTCGAGCGCCGGATTTGCTTGGCGGACTTGACGTCGAACACCTCGACGTTGTCCTCGTCGCGCGTGTACGCGACGAAGTAGCCGACGCCGGGCGTGCCCAGGTGCCGGCCCCACTTGTACAGGTACTGGGTTTCGCCGCCGCGGGCGTTGATCGTCAGCCGGTGCATGAGCCGCGCGGCCGGATCCGCCGGGTCGGTGATCGGCTCGGGTTCCCGCAGGCCGGGCCGCTGGAGCGCCGCGACCAGATGCATGCGCGAGCAGCCGGCGGCGAACCAGTCCATGACGCTGCCGTACTCGCCGACGGACTTGGCGTAGTTCCACAGTTCGTCCTGCCACGTGCGGTACTGGGTGGCGTACGACTCGCGGGCCGTGCCGAACAGTAGCTGCGCCGACGCGGTGACGACGTCCGCGGGCAGAATTTCGCCGGACAGCGCCAGCTCGCCGCGCGGGCGGCTGCGTCCGATGCGATCGGTCACGCGTCACCTACCTCGACTCGGTCTTCTTATCGAGGTACGTCTCGATCTTCGTCGCGAACCCGGTGAACCCGGACGTGACCAGCGCCGCGAGCATCCACAGCATCGTTTCGGACCAGCGCCACGTTAGGTACGTCAGCCCGGAACCGATCCAGATCGACAGGCACCAGTCGCACTCCCACAGGTACGCGAGCGACGCCGCAAACGCGTTGGTCCTGAACCCGCCGATCGAGACCCGGCGCTGGCCGCGGCGCGTCTCCCACGTCGCCGTCGGGTCGTCCTCGTAGGCGCCCCAGCGCTGAACGAACCACTCGCGCGGCACGCAGATCAACGGCAGCTTGTCGCGCGTGACGATCCGCGTTGCCCGGTAGGTTCCGCCGGCGAGCAGGGCGAGCAGCAGGGGCAGCCGCAGCCAGGTCGGGAGGGTTTCCAACACAGAGAGATCGTACTACGGTGCTAAAGAAAAACCGCCAGACCCGAGCGGGCCTGGCGGTTCCCTCGCCTACTTTAAGTTTCTACGCTCCAATCACCTTGCGCGCGACCTGGACGGTGGTGACCAGATCGCCGGCGCAGCCGTCGAGTTCCTCCAGCAGCGCCGGGTCGCAGTCGTCGTAGGCGCCGACGGCCAGCATGCGCAGCAGGTGCCGCAGGCGGCTGAGGTGCACCCGCAGCGCCGCGTCTCGCCACTCCCGGGGCTGGCTCACTTCCACTCCTCCTCGACTAGCCGGTCGACGTCGTCCAGCGGCAGGTGGTCGACCTCGAGGTGCGCCGGTACGACCTCGTACGTGTCGAGGACAAACCTGCGCAGCTGGTCGCGATCGACGATCAGGTAGACGAAGCTACGCAGCTGCGGACGGCTCGGATCGGCGACCCGCAGCCGCAGTGTGATCGCGCACGGATCCGACGTTCGGACCTTCAACGTCACGTCGCCGAGGCCGACGACCGCGCAGTCGTTCTTATCGCCGTCGACGACTGCCTCGAGCAGTAGGTTGCGCGACAGCTGCCACGCGTAGGTCTTGTTCGCCGCGTCGGTGACGACCAGGGCGATCGTCAGCGGCTCTTCGGCGTCGTACGCGACGTCCAGCGGCACTAGACCGTGCGAGTGCATTTGCGGGCACGTCACCAGCGCGGTTCCGTGGAGGCCGATCACCCGGTTCACGACCTCACCGCCCGCCGCGCGAGCTCGTTGAGCTCGGCGATCTCGTCCGCCGCGCAGTCGTCGCAGATCAGCTCGTCCGCGGCCGGCCGGTACAGCAACTCACACTCGTCGATCAGTCCGCCGTGACGGTCGCAGCGTCCCCAGCGGTCCTCGAGGTCCCTCATCTTCGTTCTCCCTATCTGCGGTTGTTCCACCTAGAACCTACTATATCACAGGCGTTCACGCCCGTAAACGCCGAAGGGCCCGAGCCGAAGCCCGGGCCCTACGATCTTCTACTCGACGCTCAGTCCGGCGGGTGCCGGGCTGACCGGTACGGAGTCCTCGACCTCGCGCGCCAGGCGCGCCGTCTCCTTGATTCGCCACGCGGTCCGCCACTTGTACCTCTCGGTGTTGGTCATCGCGTCGTAAAAGTCCCTCCGGCGGGCCCGCTTCTCTCGCTCCGTGACCGGCGGGCGCTTCGGCCGCGCGGGTTCGTCCAGTACGTCTTCGATCACGACGTTCCTAGTCTCGAAGTCCTCGAGCTGCTGCCAGTCGGCCTCGATGAATCGAAGCCCCTGCGCGATCATGATCATAGCTACCAGGAAGGCCGCCAGCCCCTTGAGGAGCATCGGCGCGGGGGCGAGGAAGTTGACGTAGCCGCTCGCCCCGAGCGGAATGATCATGAACAGGAGTGCCCTGAGCTTGGACGATCGGGACGCAGCCTGCGCGCCGAGCGTGTCGATGCACGTGTAGATCGTCAGGTCCGCCACGATGGGTACCACCACGGCGATCAGTACCATTCCGAGCGCGTCCAGCTTGCCCTGCAAGCTGTCTAGGTGCATGTGAGGGATGCACGCCGCGATCAGGTAGAGCATCTGGTGCGGGGTCGAGGCGCCGAGCGCGAGGCCCGTGATGAGCTTTGAGCGCTTGGTGATCGCCTTGATTACGTCGAGCATGGTACGAGCCGCGTTCTTCGCCCACTCGGTGCGGAATATCGCGGACTGCGTCCGGTGTTCCATGATTTGCCTCCTCAGGCTTGGGATGCGTCGCCGGTCGACGCCCCCGTGGCGGACCGGTGAAACTGAGGAGATCTGCGCGGAGAAACTTCGACGCGCGAAGAAAGTGAATGCACAGTGCGGACCCTCTGGTCGGTAGATTTTGACGATGCGCATTCACTTATAGGAACTACTCTAACTCACATGTGAGTTATGTGCAACTAGTCGATCAGTTTAAACTGCGGCTCGTCCAGGTCGACCACTCGCTCGTCGACCAGCTCGCCGGCGCGGATCTCGATCCGAACGATCCGGACGTCGCGGTAGTCGCCGCGCGCCCGGCGCCACCGGACGATCGCCTCGTCCCGGTCCGTCAGTCGGAGCGGAACGCCGGGCGTGTCGCCGGCGACGAGCGCCCACTCTACGGTGCCGGTCTCGTTACGCCTCAGCGCCTCGATCAGGAAGTACGTACCGTCGCGCATCTCCTCTCACTCTCCTCTCACGATCTCGTCAGCACGGCCGCAAGCCGTGGACCCCGCTCTGCCTCCCGGCGATCGGAGTTTCGATCTGTCTTGCTACTCGACGATCACGGTTCGCTGAATGAAGGCGAGCAGCTCGTCGTACGAGTCGCAGTCGAAGGCCTCGGTCGTAAACGCCTTCTCAGCCTCGCGGCCGATCGCGACGCGTATCCTTCGGGCTACCACTCCAATCAGGTTGAACGCGTTGCCGTCCTCGCCGACCAGTTTTACCGTGACGTTCGGGTACCTAACCTCGGGCGAGCCCGTGTCGGGCACCTCGCCGATCTGCGACTCGAGTAGTTCGGTCAGTTCGACGTCGTCTCTGTCGTAGCTCATCTCGATCTCCGTCTCTTTTGATCTCATCAGCACGGTCTTGAACCGTGGACGCCTCCCGGCGTTTCGATCTTTTTCAAACTGCGTAACCAAGAACCTCGTTGTCGCCGTAGTAGCGGGCCTCGGCGAAGGTAACGGTCGCTCGGGTAGCTACGTTTCGCCCTGTCCAGGGAAGGTACTTGTCGTAGGCGTTCTCGCGATCTAGCGCGATAACCTCGAAGTCTCCCTCGTCCATTCGAATGACCATTCCGGGTTTCAGCTCTGCGGTTTCCACGATCCAACTCATCTCGATCTCCCTCTCTTCGCGGGACCTTCCGGTCCCCCTAGACAAATGTTTGACTACCGGCGCAGCCACCACGAGCCGGCGTGGACCTGGTCGAACGCGGACAGCGACTCCAGCAGGCTCGGCGCGTCGACCAGCGCCTGCGTGTTGGTCTCGGCCGTCCAGTTGGCCGGAACGAACGCGAGCAGCAGCGACTCCGCCAGGTCGGGCGAGACCCCGAGTCGCTTAATGATGTCGTCCTTCGGCTCGATCTTCACGCGGCCCTTCGAGTCGAGGATCTCGTAGCGCGGGGCCGCCAGCTCGTGAATGACGTCGTCCTGCAGGTCCTCCGGCAGCCGCGACAGGTCCCAGCGCTGCAGGCGCGACAGCTCCCGTCCGAGCCACCACATCTCGGCGCGCCGGTTCAAGAACCGCTCCTCGTTGCCGGGCGTCGGCGCCAGCGACACGTTGATCGGCACCACGTCTGAGTCGTGCACCCCGCCGTCTGGACTGACCCGGCGGGACAGTTCCCTGAGCCGGCCGTAGATGCCCCAGCCGACGCCGATCGAGTCGACCTTCGTGCTGGTTACCTTCCAGTCGCGCAGGGCGTTGGCGACCTGGCCGACGGTCTTCATCGGGTCCGCGTCGACGAACCACTCGACGTGCAGCACCGCCGGACCGCGCCGCACCGTGACCACCGTGCGGTCGTTGCCGGCCGCGACGTCGACGCCGGCCTCGATCGGTCCGTCGGCGACCAGCTCCAGCGAACGGCACCGGGCGATCCACGCGTGCGGAATGACGTCCCACGGCGAACCCTCGGCCGGAAACCTGCCCTCACACTTGGACTGGAACAGCGCCGACTGTTCACCCCACTTCCGGCGGCGGTCCTCGACCCAGTCCAGCGAGATCAGCATGTCCCGCAGCCGGTCCGATACCTGCTCACCGGTGTAGTTCGGCGTGTCCCGGTACGAGATCGGAATGACGTGCCAACCGGAGCCCGGCCTGCAGATCTCGGCGAACTCGCCGGGTCCGTCCGGGTTGCCGACGGCGACCATCCGCGCGTTGCGGTTCGACGCCAGCGACGAGCCTTCGTCCCACAGGTGCTTCGGGATGCCGTACGCCTCGTCGAAGATCACCAGCAGGTAGAGCGCGTGCAGTCCCTGGAAGGCGGCCTCGACGTGGTCCGGCGGCTTACGCCCCAGCCCGGCCATGAACCGGCCGAAGTACCACTCGTTCTTGTTCGTGCGGCCGCGCAGGCCGATGCGCGCGTGGTGCTGGTTGATCTCATTCCACAGCACGGCGTCGACCTGCTTCGAGGTCGGCGCCGTGCTGATTACCCGGGCCTCGCCGATCGGGTGAACGTCCAGCCACCAGCACGTTAGGCAGCCCATGGTGAACGACTTACCCGCGGAGTGGCACGACGGGATCGCTACCCGCGGGTGGTCCCGGACGGCCTCGAGGATCTCGCGCTGCTTCGACCAGATCTCGATCCGGGCGCGCTCGATCGCCCACCGGATCGGGTCGTTGCGCCACCGGCGCTCGGGCGGATCCGCGAGCTCGGCGAACAGCTGCGCCCGCGTCTTGGTCTGCACGGGACGATCATATACCTACTCAATCCTCGTGCAGGCTCAGGCGCGCGTACATGTAGACGTAGTAGCCGACGAACGTCGTCGCGAACAGCTGCCGGCGTCCGCCGTAGACGCTGAAGACCGTGTCGTCGATCGGTCCGTACCGGCGCGCGCCGTCGTCGATCGCCTCGCGGACCCGGCGCAGCGTCGCGCCGGTCTCGACCCGGTCGTCGACGAACAGCCAGCGTCGGCCGAGCGTTCCCTCGAACGGGTACGACGCGTGGCTGGCCTCGTTCGGCTTCCGGACGACGACCCAGTTCAGCTTCAGGATCCGTGCGACGCCGGGTACGACCAGCGCGCCGGACAGTCCCGTGCCGACGAGCGTGTCGACGACGATCGGTTCGCGAAAGTCCGCGTCCAGCCGGTGGCGCAGCTCCTCGGCGACGTAGTCCAGGTCGCCGAACGCGGCCCGCATGTACTCGGAGCGCAGTTGAATGACGTCGCTCATCTCTTCCTCACTCTCGCTCGCGCCTAGGGCGAGGCCGGAACCTCCGCGGCGGCTCCGGCCTCTCTTACCACCCCATCCAACCCTCATGGAAGAGGGAGGTTCTACTTGGCGACGACTCCGGCGCCGCCGGCGACGCACGACCACGTCAGCGAAATCTGCTTACCCTGCTGCGCCAGCCGCTCGGTCATGATCAGGCACTGCTGCTGGAACGCCTCGGGCGACATCCTAGCCTGCGCCAGGATGTCCAGCGCGTCCTTCTGCGCCTGCGCGGTGGACTTCTGCTGCAATGCCACCTGCGTGTTGGCGAGCTCCTTCTGGTACGCGTTCAACGCGTCCTGGATGACCGGCGGGTAGATAACCAGGGGAATCTGCAGGTGGTCGATGAACACGCCGGCGGGCAGGTTACGCTGCAGCCGCTCGGCGACGCGGATCTCCATCTCGGACATCGTCACCGGCTTCGCGTCGGCGTTCTTCAGCGCGACGAGCGGATCGTAGTCCGTGAACTCCTTGTTGAGCGCGTCCTGCAGCCGGGGAATGACGACGAACTTCTGGATGTGCGAGAACTCGCGCCAGTCCTTGTGCAGCTGCTGAATGTCGCCCTCGAGGCGCCAGTTGAGCGTGACGTTGACGTCGGCGGTCGCCCGGCCGGCGAGCATCCGGACGTGCAGCGTCGGCGTCTCGTCGTTGCCGGACATATCCAGCGTCTGAACCGTCGCGTCGTAGTCGGCGACGTCCTCCCAGGGCGCGACCACGTGGATGCCGTTGTGGATCGTGTCGACGGGCTTGCCAAACGCGATGACGACGCCCTCGTTCTTCGTCGGGACGACGACGATCGTGGCGAGTCCGAGGACGAGAAAGCCGACGCCGAGTAGCACGACGCCGATCCAGCGAATCCGAAACGGATCGCCGTCGAGCCGGACGGTGCCCTTGAACAGGCAACCGATCGCGAGGACGAACAGTACAACGATCAAAACGGTAATGAACACTTGTCCCTCTCCTTCTCTCCATCTTCTAGCGGTTTGGGTAGCCTAGGTTGTCGCGCCAGTACGCGGCACCGATCAGCAGCAAACCTAAAATGATCAAGATCTGCAGCCAGAGCCGCACCGGCGACGACTTCCTCACGTGAGTAAACGTACTACACGTGTCAAATTGATCACGGAATGTCGTCGATAAAGTTCTCGGAGTTCTTGATCGCATCGGCGAACGCGCGCCACGCGACGCGTGAGAACTGCAGGACCGGCGAGTCGTCGCCGATCTTCGAGTCTCGCACCAGGACGTCGCATTCGCCGCCATCGACGCCCTGCACCTCCGCAACCTCGACGCAGCCGGAGGACTCGCAGAACGACGATCTGATCCACGTCACTAGAACTCTCCCAACGCCCGAGCCTGTTCGTCCAGCGGTACGTCCGCCCACGGCGACCGTACCACGCGGCGCGTCTTAACGACGACGTAGCCGAACTTGTCGACCTTGGCGACATCGAGGGCACGCTCCTCGTTGGCGAGCCGGGCGTGTCGGGCCGCCGCCTCGAGGACCTCCGAGGCGTACAGCGGCCGCTCGAGGACCTCGCGCAGCGACTCGTGTACCTCGCCGGACGCGAACAGCGGCTCCCAGACCGCGGCGTCGTTGAAGACGCCGTACTCGGTCGTGACCTCGCCGACGTCGAGGTACGCGCGCGGCTCCTCGAGGTCGTCGACGACCAGGCCGTCGTAGGCGGCGGCCCACGTGTCGTCGTGACCGTCGTCATCGCGGCCGCCGACGATCTTCTCCGACCGGCTTCGTCGCGGTTCTACGGAATCAGCGGGCACCGTCCACCCCACACCTTCTCCAGTTCGGCCGTCCGCGCGTTCCAGCACGGGTTACACGGCGTCTCGTCGCGGTGGACGTGCCACCAGTAGCCGAAGATCGTGCCGCGCTCGGGGTGCCAGCCCGCGGGCCGGCGCGCCAGGCCGAGGACGTCGAGCAGCTCCCGCAGCGCCGCACGCCGGTCGACGTCACCCGTCAGTAGCGGGTCTCCGACGACGTGCGACGCGACCTTCAGCTGGAGCGTCGTCAGGTCGTCGTCCGAGAGCGCCTCGACGCTCGGACCCGACGGCGTCGGCGTCCGCAGGACGTCGCGCTTGCGCTGCTGCTTCTCCCTCACGGCCACCACCCCTCGACGAACCCGAGCAGCCCGACGAATGTCAGCACCGCCAGTCCGATGAAGACCAGTCCGATGACGGCGACCAGTCCGCGAAGCTCGGCGGGCTTCACGCGGCGACCCGGTGCGCGTTGCGCAGCCGCCGCAGGCGCAGCTTCTGCGCCTCCGCGCAGTCCGGGCAGCGACACATCCAGTTGTCGTACGTCGACACGCTGCCGTGCACCACCAGCGACGGGTCGAGCTGCAGCCGAACCGCGCGTTCGACGCGCGCCTGCTGGACGTAGTCCGAGTTCGCAGTGGTGCAGGCGCGGCACCTGCAGCCGCGCCGGTACCCGCTCACCGTTCCGTGTGTCCTAACTTCCACCGTCGATCACCTCCCCATCCAGCGCCCGACGTCCCTCGACTATGCGCGGCGGTTCGTCTGGCGCCATCGTAGCGCCCTGGACCCAGTAGCGTCCGACGCCGCGGATCGTCGCCGAGACGTCTGGTCGCCACGTCGGCGGACCGTCATTTACGCCCGTGAGAACGACGTCCGCGGTCAGGAACGACTGCGATCCGTCGAACTCGACGGCGTGGATCGTGCCGTCGTCCAGCTTGACGACGACGCCAGTCCACGTTACGCGCGGCGACTTACGCGACACTACGAATGCACCACGCCGCATAGGCTGCACTTGTGCTGGTTTGCGGTGCGGCCGTTGCAGTCCAGCCCGTCCGAATCGCGAAAGTCGCCCTCGTGGTCCGGGTAGACTGCGCGCAGCACGTAGATCGTTTCGTCGCGGTAGCCCTCGTCGCGCGCCCGACGGATCGTAACGTCGATCACGCGCAGCTTCTCGGCCTCGAGGATCGCCGCGCGCTGCTCCGCGGTGACGCCGTCCAGGATCGTTTCGTTCATCTTCGTTCTCCTTCTCTAGTCGTTTGGGTCCTCGACTACCCTATCCTACGTGAGTAACTTGGTGCTGCGCACGGCGCCGGACCTCGCGCCACAGCAGCCAGTAGATGTGCTTGACCAGTCGCTCGCGTCGGATGTCGTCGTTCGTCCGCGACGTCAGGTGCCAGCACCCGTGGTCGCGGTAGGCGCGCATCCGCGCTTCGGAGTCGTGCAGCTTCGCCAGGTAGCGCGCCTCCCGCTCGGCTTCGGCCTGCGTGTTGTAGATGATCTTCTTGCAGTAGAGCGAGGCGCAGCGCAACTCGCCACGCTTGGTGCGGACCTGGCGGCCCTTCATGGTCGTCCTACTCACGAGGGTTTCCACCTGTAGTCGGCCCACCACGCACCCTCGCGCTGGTCGCTGGTCTTAATGTACTGCCGTCCGCACGAGCACTTGACGATGCTGCCGTAGTATAGGTCGTCCAGTCCGGACTCCCTGATCTCCTCGCGGCAGTCGTGCCGCTCGACCCGCTTAACGACCTCAGCCACTGCGCCAGGTCCCGTCGTAGCCGACCGGCAGCGAGCTTACCGCAGACTCGTTCTCGACGCACGCGCGCCAGACCTCACCGGTCGGAGCGTTCGCGTCGTCCGCGTTCAGCGAATCCCAATACTCGCGACCGTCCGCGTCGGGAAACGTCGGTTCGTTGGCGAAGACGTCGCCCTTCCACGCGGCGTCCTCGCGCGCCCGGTTGCGCCTCCGGACGATCTTATCCAGATCGTGACGCCCGTGGACGTCGTAGAGCACCGCGCAGTAGTAGGTGCCTAACATCCTAGCCATCCAGCGATTCTACCTCCTACGCCGGGCCCCCTGTCGCCACGATGAGAACCTGCGCGCCGGCGATGTAGACCAGTGCGGCGTTGACCTGCACCCGCACCGTGTCGGCGTCCAGCTTCGTGATCGCGCCGACGCTCAGGCCCGCGAACGCGCCGACCAGGCTGGCCGTCGCCGTGTAGCCGGCGGTGCCCGAGAACGCCAGCGGCAGGTTCACGTCGACGTTGGCGGAGCCGAGCGCGGCGATCGCGGGCACGTTGGCCACCGCGACGGTCGTGATGTTCGGCTGGTTACGCTTGTGCAACGCCTGGAACACGGGGTTGTCGTAGACGACCAGCGCCGAGTTTTCCAGCGCGATCCACTGGCCGTTGGCGACGACCTTCGGCGGAATGTACGGCGACGTCGTGATGGTGATCGTGCCCGCGGACTCGACGCAGGTCGGCGTATCCCAGCCCAGGAAGGTTCCGAGCTGCGCGTTGATCGCATTGACGGCGTTGCAGATCGCCGTCGCGTTGGTGCCGTCGTAGCGCAGCGCGAGCGCCGAGACGAAGAAGTCAGTCACGCGCGTCATGGTAGTCGAAACCGCGTCACAGTGCGACCTCGTGGTAGACGCGCGCGTGGTGCCGCGCCTCGTACAGCGCGTTGGCGAACGTATCGGCGCCGCCGACCTCGTAGCGACACCGGATCACGTCGTCGCACTCGTCGCAGTAGATCCGCCACGGCCAGATCTGGCCGTGACCCCGCGCGCGCCGAGCGGCTCGCGCCGGATCGCCAGCCTAGGCACGTTTCGGCCTTCCCCGGCCGGCGATCGGCGTAACGGTCAGGCTGCGCTCCAGTCGGGCGACGAACTCGTCCGGAACGTCGACCTGGTGCGAGATTACGAAGCCGCAGTGCGCCAGCTCGCTCAGCAGGTCGCGCACCTCGTCGTCGGTGATCTCCTCCCACAGGTAGGGCCGCAGCACCTCGAGGATCTCGCCGGCGTCTGGGATGACTGTGATCTTCACTCGAACGCAACTACGAGCGGTCCGTGCCGCGCGTCAAGCGCCTCCCAGTCGATCGGTTCGCCCTTCGCCAGGTACTCGAGCGCGTCGACCGCGACGTCCTCGCGCATCTCGTAGAACAGCCGTTCGGCGTCGTCGTTGCTGATGCCGAGCATCTGGCGGGCGTCCCACGAGTCGGTCCACCTACCGAGGTGGACGAACGTCGTCCACCCGGCGACGCAGCGCGTGGTACCGCACTTATCGCCCAACGCCGTGTTGAACAGCCACGACGCGTCGATCTCGAAGTAGTTCTGCAGGTGGTGCTCCGGAAACCGGCGCACGATGTCGAGCACCACGCGCGCCGTCGCGGCGCCGTACGCCGGCTTAACGGCTGGAATCAGGTCATCGACCGTAAGACTCATTGCTCTCAGCTCTCCCTTCGACTAATCATCGTCGTATTCGTCCTCGTCGTCCAGGTTGTAGCGCCCGTGAAAGGTACGGTTGTGTCGAAGCGCGGAGCGCCGGGCAACACCCTCGGTAGCCGACCGGTCGCGCCACGGACCGGCTGCGCAGTCGTCGCACGCCCAGGTCCACAGGTGGTACGGCGGGATCCGTTCGACCAGGTGCGATTGGAGGAACGGAGCCCGCCGTACCGTGGCACCCAAGGTTTCCTAGGCCTCGGGGCCGTCGAGCGCCGACGTCGCCTGCTGGCGTCGACGCGCGAGCGCGGTGCGGGTCACCTGGTAGCCGAGCCAGCCGGCGACGCTGCCGGCCAGCGCGTACAGGGTCAGCTTAACGTACCTGTTCACGGGCCTTCATCCTCTCCGCGAGCACGTAGCTGCGCCACGCCTCGGCCAGCCGCAGGTTGCGTCGATCGAACCGGCGGGTTCCGCGCCAGCCGATCACCACGCCGAACCAGTTTACCCCGGACACGACGAACCCGCGGTCGCGCAGCCACCGGTTTGAGCGCCAGAATTCCGGCGACGTGTTGAAGCTGCGCCGCAGCTGGCCAATGACGCACCGACGGTCGTCGTCGACGTCGAGCGTCCCGAGGTCGAGACGATCCCGCCAGTCGGCGTAGGTCGAGCCCCGCGAATCCAGGTACTCGGCGCCCCCGCGGACGCGTCGTTCGTAGCGGTTCACTTCTCCGTAGCCTCCTCTTCGCCTTGGCCGACGACCTTCCACGTGTCGTCGACGCGGACCTCGTCGACGACGTTCGCGGTCGTCCAGTAGTCGGTGACCAGACGGTCCCACGTAATTGCGTTCTTGCCGCCGGCCGCGCCGGTAACGTACCACCGATCGCCAACCTTGACCGCGGCGTAGTGGAACACGGCGTCGGAGCTAGAGAAGGTCTTCCCCCAACTCAACACGGTGCCGTCGTCGTACGTATCGGCGCCGTAGCGCCGGCGCTGCGCCAGTTCGGCTTCGAGTTCGCGAATGCGTGACTGGATGACCTCGTCTCGGTTCACGTTCTCACTCTCCATTCGTCGGCTGCGTCGCTGGATCTCGCGCATGATGTCATTTACGGTGTGCTGAATTCTTGCGTACGCGTTGAAGTCGACGATAGGCTCGACCACTAGCGGATCCCCACCTTCGCGAGCCTTCGCTGCAGCCACGAGTGCTGGAAGTAGTGCTCCTCCAAGACTCGCTGCGGCCAGCCGCCGAGGTTGCGGTAGCAGACCGAGCACTGGACGACCTGCGACTGCTGCGCCTCGACCGAGTCGATCAGCGGCAGCAGCGTCTCGTTCAGCAGCCGGAACGCCGCCCGCAGCTGCGTCGACAGCGGCAGGTCCCCGAGTCCCGGCCGGATGTACGCGTTCGCGGGCAGCTGCCTACGAACGTCGATCATCCGTGCCTCGACGGCGCGTCTCGACCCCGCGACGACGTCCTTACGTCGCGTGACCTCGTCCGCGAGTTCGGTGGGCAGATTGGTGTCCGTCATACCTCGTTCTCCTTCACTCGTCCCCACGTTTCGATCCTACTCGACATCTCGCGGCCACGGCACAACCGTGATGTCCCCAACGGGTGCATCCAAGACCTCGATCGGATCGAGCACCTCGTAACCCTCTCGCTCCGCGTAACGACGCGCGTTTTCCACGTCGAGGAATGCCACGAACTTCTCGTCCTCGACGTAGCCGAGCGTCACGATGTACACCTTCACGCGGTCTCCTCACGGAGGAACGTGCGCTCGAACGCGTCGGCGATCCGGTCGAAGTCGCACCCCAGGTGGTCGTTGAGTTCGACCGCGGACTCAAAGTCGCCGGTGCCGTCGTCCAGGTCCGGACACGTGTCGTCGAAGCCGTACCACTCCATCACCGACCGCGGCAGGTGTGCCAAGTCCGAGTCCTCGCTCCACTCCGGCGAGTTGACCGGGCCGAGTCCGAACACGACGGCGTCGTCGTCCGTGCCGGTCGTCAGCGCCAGGCCGTTTTCCCGCGCGACGACGCACGCGACGCCGAGGCAGCAGTGCCTTCCGTTTCGCTCCAGCGCGCCGATTCCCTGCTCGAACCTGCCCGACCGCAGCGCGTCGACCAGCAGCCGGACCCGCTCGCGGTTAACCTCGATCATTCTCGTTCTCCCTCTCTATCCCGACCTCCTGCGCCTCCAGCGCCAGTAGGTTCCGAGACATAATACCAAGCGCCCGCTGCCTCGTGTCGTCGTCCAGTCCCAGCTCGTCGAACGTCAGCGACGTCGCGCGCAGCATCAGCTCCGCCTCCAGCTCGAGCTGCCTAACGAGTCGCTCGGCCACTCCGGCGTCGATCGCCAGCTTCGAGACCCGCGCCAGTCGCTCGTGCCAGACCTCGGCCTGCTTGACCCAGTAGTTGACGTTGGTTCCCTGGTGGTCCGAGTCCCGGCCCGGCTCAGCGAGCGAGTCGTTGTTCGGCGGCTCCAGCTGACGGTCCTCCGCTACCGTCGCGAGCTTGGACTCGATCCACGCGACGCGCCCGGCGGCTATCTTAACCGCCGTCAGCAGCGCCTCCCACGGCGTCACGTCCAGCGCCCGGGCGAATCCGTGCGCCACGATCCACGCTCCCTCCCGGCGTCCCGCCTCCGTGTTGCCTCCGTGCTGCCAGCACCGGCCGACGCCCGCGTGCTCGGTTCCCGCCCCCGCCGTTCGTCCGCACAGGTCGCCGCGCCGCCAGCCCGTCCTAATCCTACCAAGGCACGGCGTGACGTCCGGCCCCCGCGACGGCCACGTGACCTCGGCGCCGTCGACCGCCCAGCCGTCGCCGAACCGGTACCGCTCCTGCGCCCGACGGATCGCCTCGAACTGCGGGCGCGAAACCTCGCCTCCGTACGCGTCCTCGACCGGGATTAGGTCTTCAAATCCCCCTCCCAACTCTCCTCCGATTCCTCCCCGAACCCTCCCCGAACCTCCGTGCTGTTACGGATGTTACAGATTACAGATGTTTTTTTGTTAACTCTATAGGGATTACTGTGAGTTGGGACATTCTACCTTAGTAGGCGTGTAGTACCCTTCAACTACCTTACTAGCGAACAACTACAGTTTATCTGTTTATCTGTTAACAGATAGATCTAATCTTAATAAATAAATAACTAGTAACTAGACTTCAACCAACTCGTTCACACTAATGTTTTCCCGATCTTCATCTGTAACACTCATCTGTAACACCATCCGTAACAACACACCCCATCCGTATTCACCGTGATTACAGATCCGCCGTGTTCAGTCGAATTCCGCGCCAGATTCTGACCTGCCGGCCGCCGATCCGTAACACCCCGCGCGCCAGTCCGCGCGCCGCCAGCTCGCGGCCGAGGACGACGTTCGACCGGACGTCCTGGACGCCGTTGGCGTGGCACCACCACCGGTACGAGTCGTACAGCCGCGCGTTGTCGACCTCCGAGTCCGCGGCGCCCAGCTCGGCGACCTCGGCGAGCCACAGCCCGATCGAGTCCTCCTCCTCCCGGTACTCGCGGGTCGCCGACCGGACGGCCTCCGGTTCGCCAAGTCCGTCGAGCTTGACCCAGTCCGCCAGTCCGACCAACGCCCAGTTCAGGATCCCGGCCGCCTCGCGGCGCAGTACGTCCTCGTAGCCGAGGATCTTCCGGTCGGCGTCCAGCGTCGAGGCGAACGGGACGAGCTGCATCCGGCGCCAGATCCCCAGGTCGTTGCCGCGGATCTCCGGCTTGTGGTTGCCCGAGACCCACAGCTTGAACCGCGGGGAGTACTCGAAGAAGTCCTGACGCATGAAGCGGGCCTTGATCCGGCGGCCGGTCAGCATCTTGATCCGCTGCTCGGCGAGCTTCTTATCCCGGTCGGTCTCGTCCGCGACGACCAGCCGGACGCCGCGCAGGTCCGCCAGCTGCGTCGGGTGGCCCCCCGAACCGGTCAGCAGGTTCTCGTCCGCCTGCGTCGCGTACGTCCCGAGGACCCCGGCGACGACGTCGACGAACGTGCTTTTTCCGTTGGCGCCGTTGCCCCACAGGAAGAACAGCTTCTGCTCGTCCGTCAGCCCGGTGAGCGTGTAGCCGACGGCCCGGCGCAGCCAGTCCGCCAGCAGCCGGTCGCCGCCGGTGACGAACTCGACGTGCCGCTCCCACAGCGGCGCCGACGCCCCGGGGTCGAACGCGACGTCCGCTCTTCGAGTACAGAGGTCCTCCGGCTGCGACGGGCGCAGCGTCCCGGCGCGCAGGTCGACGGTTCCGTTGGCGACGACCAGCAGCCACGCGTCCGCGTCCAGCTGGTCCGGCCTGACGGCCAGTCCGGGCTGCGCCGAGGCCAGCTCCAGCATCGCCCGCCGCCGGCCGGCGGCCTGCGACGTCCGGGCCCAGTTCTCCAGGTTCGTCCGGTCGCGCTCGCCGTTCAGCCGGGCGGCCTCGACGTACAGGTCCTTGATGACCTCCTCCGTCAGCAGCAGCGTCCGGTTGAGTTCGTCCGGCGCCCAGCGCGAGCCGTCCCACAGGTACCAGCGCTGCTCGCCGACGCACCAGCGCACGACGTCCCGCATCCGCTGGGCGAACCGGATGCCGTTGCCGGTATCCGACGGCGTAAACGTCAGGTCCGGCCGGTCCAGCGCCTCGACGGCGCTGAGCAGTAGACCGTCCGGTGCGGCGTCTACCTGCGAGTTTACGTTTACGGTAGCGTTTACGGTACCTAGATTCGGCGGCCGCCACGCCGGAATGTCTACGATCTCCTCCGGGGAAACCTCGTCCCAGACCCGGCGCAGCTTGTACAGGCACGCGTCCCACGGGAACTCGTCGCCCGACGGCTGCTCCATGCGCAGCCACTCGCGCCGGAGCGCCGAGGCGGCGTCCTCGACCGCGAGTCCGCTACGCCTGAGCCGAAAGCACAGGTCGTTGACGAAGTAGTCCCGGTGCCCCGCCGGGCAGCCCGTGCCGGCGACGATCCGCCGAAAGTCGTAGTCGTCCGGTACCGGACCGGACGAATCCCGCGCGCGCCGGGTGACGTAGCGGCCGCCCCGCACGGTGAGCAGCCACGACCGCAGGTCGTCCGGAACGTCCAGGATCGGCGCCGAGGGATCCCGGACCAGGTAGCGGGCGCCGGAGGCGTGCACCGACGGGGCCGCCAGGACGTAGCCGCCGTCGGCCTTCAGGTCAATACCCGGCAGCACGCGGTTGCGGGCCGGTATCCGCAGCGCCGGGTCGTACGCCAGCCACAGGTGCGCGCCGCCGGAGCCGGTCTGGATCGTCCGCGTCCGGCGCGGCAGCCCGGTACCCTGCGTCCACGTCTCCCAGTCGTCTAGGACCTCGAGTCCGGTGGGAAGGTCCGGGCGGGGCTGCTTGACGTCGGCGTCGACGACCAGCAGTCCCCGACCCGTCGCGACGCCCAGGTTGTACGGCACCCACGAGTCGGGTGGGTCGTCCGGTACGCGGAACCACGCCTCAACGATCCCGGCGTCCGTGACGGCGCCGTTGTGTCCGTTCGGTACCAGCGCGCCGACGGGGTGCTTCGCCGGGTTCGGGCACGCCGGGTTGCCGCAGCCACACCGGTTCTCCCAGGACGGTTCGCCGGTGCCCAGCGCCGGCGCTCGGGTTCGCCGGATTCCCCACACCGGGAAGACGCGGACGTCCTCGCCGGCGAGCCGCAGCGCCTCCGCCCGGACGTCTCTTCCCAGCTCGATCGGAGTCCAGGTAGGCTGTGGTACAGTTGTCACCGAGATCCCCAGGGGTAGTTTCGGGGCTGGAACGCCCGGTCTCCCGGCGGTTCCGGGCCCCGACCCACCCGACCGGGGCCGGGTACCGGAACCGCCGAACTACCTGGACGTATCCCGTATTCTAGCCACGATTCGCCGGGGATCTTCGACACGCAGGAACGCCGACGAGAGGGAGAATCGAGACCGAAATGGACACCGAACGGCTTGACCTAGTTAACGCGGCCGCGGACGGGCGAACGCGGACGTTCGCCGTCGGCGACCCCGAGTACCGGCTCGAGTTCACGGGTCGCGTGCTCGGGCTCGCGTCCGGCCAGCGCAGCTACCACCTGCCTCACCGCGGCGGGTTCGCGGCGCCCGGCGAGCGCTGCGGCGCCTGCCGCTGGACCGAGGTGACGATCTATCGCGGCTCGGCGATCCCGGGCGAGGTTCCGGACTCGTACGTCGTCCACACCGTCGGACGGTCCGTCGTCCCCGGCGAGGTCGACTTGCCGAAGGTCGTCGAGACCGCGAGTCCGTATGAGGTCGTCGAGGCCCTAACGGTGCGCCGGCAGGGACCGCGCGGCGAGGTGTTCATGCCGCCGCAGCACCTGCGGGCGCTGGCCGCCGCGGCGCAGTGGGACGACGGGATCCGGGACGCGTACATCAACCGCGCGGTGGTGTAGCCGTGAGCGATGCGGCGTTCATCACGCTGCTGTCCGTCCTTCTCCTAGTTAACTCGCTCATACTGGTCGTGATTGCGGTCACGTCGCAGCACTAAGCTGTTTACTCATACATACGTATGTGCTACGGTTGTCGACAACCCTCCGGGGCCGAGTCGTAGACTTCCGTGTCGCGGCTACTTTGGGGGTAGCGTAAGATCCGCCCGTCTCCGTCGTTACCGGGGACGGGCCGTGCGGGGTGGCGCAGTTGGTAGCGTACCGGGCTCATAACCCGGAGGTCGCCGGTTCGAATCCGGTTCCCGCACCTAGGTAAGTTAACTTAATCGAGATGGAGACCGAGAGTGACGACGAAGCTCAACCAGATCATCGCGATCGAGAAGGGTGTCAAGGCCGGCGCGTTCACGCTGTTGACCGATGCGCACCACGCCGCGCAGCGCACCGGACCGTTGGCGGGCATCTCGCGGACGTACCGGCCGAGGGACGAGGACGGCGAGCAGCTGCCACCCGAGTCCACCAAGGTCCAGGTCAGTACGACGGACGTACTCAACCAGGTCCGCCGGGCGCTGGTGCGGCTGTTCGACGTGACCGCGACGCGGGACGTGACCAACTGCTCGGCGCTGGCGGACGTCGTCGTCGACGGGGTCACGCTGCTGCGGTCCGTTCCGGCGACCCACCTGCTGTGGTTGGAGAAGCAGCTGACCGACCTGCGGACGTTCTTCGCGAAGCTGCCGACGCTGGATCCGGCCGAGACGTGGACGTTCGACGCGAACACCGGCGTGTTTCGCTCGGAGCCGGTCGAGACCGTCCGGACGAAGAAGGTACCGCGGAACCACGTCCTCGCCGAGGCGACGGATCGTCACCCGGCGCAGGTGCAGATGTACACCGAGGACGTGCCCGTCGGTACGTGGAAGACGATCAAGTTCTCGGGCGCGCTGCCGGCCACCGAGGTAACCGCGCTGGTCGAGCGCGTCGAGAAGCTGCAGCGAGCCGTTAAGTTCGCCCGCGAGCAGGCGAACTCGACCGAGGTTCAGGACGTCCGGGAGGGCGACCGGATCTTCGACTATCTGCTCCACGGAGTTACTACTCCACAGTAGACTTCCCCGCGAGGGGAGGATGAAGCGCAAGTTCAGATTCAAGTTCAAGTTCACTAATGTCGCGGTACAGCGCAGGTTCGACTCCTGCCCCGGGCTCCACGTGCCTGGGTAGCCCAATCGGCAGAGGCAGCCGCGGCGGTCGAGATTCAGACTACCGCTTCAAGTTCAGGCTAAGCTAGACCTCCTCGGATCGAACGATCCTAGGTAGTAGTCGCCGGGTGGGGGTTCGAGTCCCTCCCGCGCCTCCAACGTGGCGCGGTGGACGTAACGGCAGCGTCGCGGCGCTCTTAAGCTAACCTAGGTTCTTAAACGTGTAGAGGTGGATCAATGTAACCCGATGTGGGGCAACTTGGCAGCCCACCAGCTTGGAAAGCTGGATGTCTCGGTTCAAGTCCGAGCGTCGAATGCAACCGCCGGGGCGCCTTGGGTAGGGCGCCTCGGCACCTAACCCTAGACAGGGAGATCGAGATGAGTATCGAACGTGCGCGCGGCCTCCACGCCGACATGCTAACGTCGCTGGCCAAGGTCCGCGAGTCCTACCGGCTGTACCTGCGGGTCTGGGACGAGTACCGCGGCCGAGTGCGCAAATCCTACGGCTACGCGCCGGGTGAGCCGCTGCAGCCCGAGCACGAGAAGCTCGCCGAGCAGACCGCGGACCGGGATCCGATCTCGATCGGCGCCGTATCGGCGATCAGAACCCACCAGCCGCTGGCGCTGACGTTCGGCGTCGCGTACCTGGTCGAGGCCGACGCGTCGTGGCGGTTCGAGTCCCGCCCGGCGGAGGACGACCCCGTGGTTCCTTGATGATGTAGCTCACCCGTAGTAGGATCCCTACCAGGCTTGTTTAAGTGAAAGAGAGAAGAGAGGGAGGCTGAGAAGATTGGCCAGTACCAACAGTGACCACCGGCGCGAGATCCTGGACCTCGTAAAGAGGTGTGAGGACGTCGGCTGGCAGGTCGTCAAGACCGGCAAGAACTACTTCAAGGTCGATACCCGCCACGGAATCTTCACGATGCCGTCGACGCCGTCCAGTTCCACCTCGGTGCGCAACACGCTCAACCTAGCGAACAAGCACGGCCTAGAGAACCTCGAGAGGAAGTTCGCCGAGCGCGACGAGCGCGACAGGCTGCAGCGCATTGCGGACGACCGACGGGTCAACGACGCCCGGCTCGAACGCGCCAACGGCGCCGCGGAGGTAGTAGCGGCGGCCACTGCGGCGACACCGCCGGCGGACGTCGTCGTCGACGGCTCGAACCTCGGCGACGTCGACGGCGTCCGGATCGTCGCGGTCGCGCCGGCGTTCGTGAAGACGCCCGTCATGCCTCGGCCGGCGCCGTTCGACGGCGGCGAGGAGCTGCTGCTCGCCGACGGCCGGGTCGTCTACCGGTGCGCCAAGCTCGGCTCGTGGCGCGTCGCCGACAACGGCGTCGTCGACCAGACCAAGCCGTGTCACGCGATCTTCCAGACGGCGCACGGGCTGATGGTGCACACCTCCAATCATACGTCGCGGCGTCACCGGGACTCCGAGGAGGCCCTACGGAAGATCGTAAACGCATACAACGATCCGACGGAGACGCCGGCGGCCACTAACGTTCCCGCGGCCGCCGCGACCGAGTTCAACTCGAAGCGCGAGCTGCTGATCGCGCGAATCGAGGAGTTGTCCGGTGCGATCTTTGACATCGGCGGCAGGTTGGTCGACGTCCGCAACGTGCTCATTGGGATCGTCGACGGCGTCCGGACGCTAGAGCCCGGCGTCCGCGAGGTCCGGGTCGAGGTCGAGGTCGAGGGTAAGCCCGATCCCGAACTGGTCGCCAAGGCCGCTAAGTTCGACGCGCTCAGCGAGACGATGAAGGGACTGTTCCAGTAGTGCCGTTCGCCGTTCGAGCTGTTGTATGCTAGCCACACGCGCGTCCGGAGGGATCACGTCTTCGTTAGCATGCCTCCCCAGGCGACGGAAAGACGCCTCCGGACGCGCCCGCCACCCGAAAGCTTCGACAGGGAGAACGCGACGTGACCGCACCGATCCAAGACCCGCCCTTCGCCGAACATGATGAGGCCCCGTCCGACCCGCCGGTCGAGCGGGGCCTCATCGTCCTACCGGACGGCACCGAACTGCCGTTTACCTACGGACCCGTCGAGCCGTGGCTACCCATTCAAGTAACCACCGACGGCGACGAGTGGATCAACCGCGCCACCGAGTTCGTCCGAGCGGCGCTCCCAGCTGCGCGGGCGCGCGCGTCGTCGGCGTTCAGCCGCGTGCTTCCGGCGCTCGTTCGGTTCGAGAACGCCCAGCGCCGCCGAACGTACCGCGGGCGGCACAACGTCCAGCGGCGCTGGTTCGGCCGCGCCCGCTCGACGGCCGAGGTCACCGGCGCCTACCACCGCAACTACCGGGCCGGCGTCGACCTGCGGGAGGACGACCTACCCGTACCCGTCTACTGGACGGGATGGCTGTACCGGCTGTCCGAGGTGCTGCGCGCCGAGGACGAGGCGCTGCACCCGCGTGTCGGGCACCGATTTATATGTTCATAATACTCGAGGGCCCCGACGGGGCGGGCAAGACGTCGCTCGCCGACGGACTCGAGGAGCTGCTACTGCGCGACGATCCGGCGTGTCGGGTTCACCGGATCAAAGCCAGCGTGCCGACGCGTCACCCCCTGGACGAGTACCTGCGTCCGGTCGAGCCGTACCGGCCCGGCACCGGGATTCACTGGATTCTGGATCGGTGGCACTGGGGCGAGTACGTCTACCCGATCGTCCGCGGCCGGACGAGTCAGCTCGACCCGCCGGCGTGGTGGGCGATCGAGGCCTATATACGCCGTCAGGGCGCCGTCGCCGTCCTATGTTCGCAGTACCCAGATCGCTACCGCCAGGTCTACCGCGACCGAGGCGAGCCCGAGTCGCAGGCGGACGAACTGCCGCAGGTCGACAATCTGTACCGCCGGGTGCTCGGGCTGACGCAGCTGCCGGTCGTGCACTTCAACTGGGAGTCCGGCGTCAACGGCGACGTGTTCCGGATCGTCGATGCGGCGCGCGCCGCCGAGTTCGACGCGGCGCGTCTCGACTTCGCGCGCACGTACCTCGGACCGCCGAACCCGGAGGTGTTGCTGCTCGGCGAGGTGCGTCACGGACTCGGCGACGATCCTCACCCCGAGCTGAATCTCGACCCGGCGTTCGTGCCGTTTCCCGCCACGTCGGGCCACTACCTACTGTCGGCGCTATTCGCCTCGAACAGTAGTGAGTTTCGGCACGACGCGCGGCTTGGGATCGCCAACGCCTGCGACGTCGACGACCCGCTTCAGCTGTGGAACGTACTCGGTCGACCGTCGGTTGTGACGCTCGGCCGCAGCGCCCAACGCGCGTGGTCCAAGCTGCGCCCGGCCGACTACGGAGTCGCGACGGTGCCGCACCCACAGTACGTCCGGCGGTTTCACCACTCGATGCAGGTCGGGTACGGTATGTTGATCTGGGCAACCGCGGCGTACGGAGGAGACAACGGATCGTGGCCACTCTCATCGAAGCTCCTACGGGGCGCCAAGCGTACGTCGAGGTCGTCGAACGCGTCCGGCGCCGAGGCCGCGAAGGTACCAGTCGCAACGGCTCGGTGATTGAACTACCGGACGTCACGGTAGCGCTCGAGTCGCCGAGCTACGCGCTGCCGGCCGGCTGCCGGCCGGGACTGAGCTCGCGGATCGCCGCCGCGGAGGCGCTGCAGCTGATCGGCGGCTTCTCCGATCCGAAGTGGCTGGTCGACCTGGCGCCGCAGTTCGCGCGCTTCCGCGAACCGAACGGCCAGTTCTGGGGCGCGTACGGCCCGCGGACGTCGTACGGTCGCCAGCTCGCCGGAATCGTCGATAAGCTACACCGGTTCCCCGACACGCGCCAGGCCGTCGTCACGCTGTGGGACCCGGCGCTGGACAACGAACCGGGTAAGCTCGACTACCCGTGCACCGTCGCGGTCGGCTTCTCCCGCGGCGGACGCTACGGTCTCGACCAGCTCAACATGCGCGTAACCATGCGTTCGAACGACGTCTGGCTCGGACTGCCGTACGACCTGTTCCAGTTCGCGCAGCTGCAGTGGACGCTGTGCACGATCCTCGACCTGCTGCCGGGTACATACACACACACGGCCTGGTCGATGCACCTATACCGCTCGGACCTGGAGGCGTCGTACGGCGTCGTCGAACCGCCGCGCGGTGAGTCCGACGTCCCCGACGAGCGGGCGGTCGAACCCGGCGGAATCGGCCGGCTCGGCGACGACCTGACGGCGATCCAGCGACTCTGCAGACAGCTCGCGTACGGCGAGGTACCTCCGGAGGAGCTGTCCGAGCTCCGCGACGGCGACGGGTGGTTCTATGACGCAATCCACGGCTAAGCACAGCGAGTGGCGACCCAACTGGCACGTAACGCGGCTCGCGATGGCGCGCGAGCTCGCCCGGCGCAGCCTGTGCGTCCGCGACCGAGTCGGCGCGCTGATCGTCGACGCCGAGGGAAAGATCATCGGCGAGGGCTACAACGGTCCACCGCGCGGCTTTCAACACTCCGATCTGTCGTGTGATCGATGGTGTGAACGCGCCAGTGGAGCTGTCAAAGGTTTTTCAGATCTTTCACCCGGCTACGTCGACTGCCCGGCGCTGCACGCCGAGGCCAACGCGCTTATGATGAGCGATCGATCGCTACGGTCTGGCGGCTGGATCTACGTTACGAGCCACATCTGCTTTACGTGCGCTAAGTTGATCGCCAACTCGGGACTGCTGTACGTCCGCGTCGACGCCGTCAAGGCGCACGCGCACCGACGTGCGGAGGGTTCGTATGACTTTCTGCGCGACTGCGGCCTCGAGGTGTTCGTGACGGAGGCCGCCGAGTGAGCCTCGACGACGTCCAGGTCCGGCTCGTCGACAACCTCGACGACGTCGAGGCGTTCGCCGCGTGGATGCGCTCGTACGCCGAATCCGGCGAGCCGTTGGCGATCGACACCGAGGGAACGGGCTTCTACTGGCACTCGGGCGACTACGTCCGACTCGTCCAGATCGGAGACGCGCAACTCGGGTGGTCGCTGCCGTGGGAGCGCTGGTCCGGCCTGTTCGCCGAGGCGATCAAGATCTTCAACGGTCCGATCGACATGATGAACTCGAAGTTCGACTGGTCGTTCCTCGCAAAGGCCGGCGTCGCGCTGCCGCAGCACCGGATCCGCGACGTCGGCGTCGCCTCGCACATCCTCGAGCCGCACATGTCCCGCGCGCTGAAGAACCAGGCCGCGCGCTGGGTCGATCCGCGGGCTCGCGCCGGCCAGGCCGTACTCGAGCGGGCCATGTCCGAGAACGGCTGGACCTGGGCGACGGTTCCGTGCGACTACCCGGGCTACTGGTTCTACGGCGGACTCGACACGGTGCTGACGCGCCGACTGGCGGACCACCACCTGCCGCTGGTCCAAGCGCAGGCGCCGTACGCCTGCGAGGTCGAGAACGCCTACCAGTGGGTCGCCCAGAAGATGGA